TAAATTACCAAGTGGATTATTGTAGCAACTTCTGTCTAAGCCTTTAGAACTTATTGACATCTAAAAATATTTGGTTAAATAAAAAATAGAAATATTTTTTTATATTTAATTTACGCAGATGTAATAAAAGAAAATAATTTTAAACAGAAGTTTAATTAGGATTAAATAAATTGGAAATAGAGAAGTATTTGACGCAGAAGGAGTTAGACAGCATTGTTTCGGAGCTTAAGACTCCTGAGGAAGTTGATTTGTTTCTCAGGAGTTTAGAGGAGATGTTTATTGAGGGGACAAGTAGGGTTAAGGAGGAATTAGATGGTGTGGATTGGGTTGAGAGGCCTGTTGATATGGAGACTTTTCTCAGAGATCCATATTATTTAGGGATACTGGATTCGCTGTATCCAAGGTTGGTGGATGATTTGCTGGAGTTGTTTGACCCGGGGAATGAGTATTATTTGGTTCTTCTTTCTGGAAGTATTGGGTGGGGGAAATGCCTTGCTGGGGATAGTTTGGTTTGGACGGACAAGGGGCCAGTGCCGATAAATAGGATTGTTCGGGATGGTTTAGGAGTGGAGGTTTATGGTGTTGATGATGGGTATAGGTTGGTCAGGGCAAGGTGTGTTGGTAGTGTGTCGAGTGGGGTTAAGCCTGTTTATAGATTGAGGCTTGCGAGTGGGTGTGAAATAAAGGCTACGGATGAGCATCCTGTTTTAACGGGGGATGGGTGGAAGAGGTTGAAGGATTTGATTTCTGGTGATTTGGTTGCGACTGCCCGGAGGCTTCCTCTTTCAAGCAGGAAAGTGAAAGAGAGAGAAATAATTGATAATTTGATTAAATTTCTCGCATATATGACTGCTGATGGTGCTACGGGGGAGTATCAGTCTGGTAAATCGAAATCGTTATCGTGTAGATTTACGAAGGGAAAAGAGGAGATTCTTGAAGATTTTAGAGAAGTATGTTTGGCTCTTGGTTCTTCTAAAATAAGTTGTGTAGAGAAAAGGGGTAAAGTAGAAGTATTAGAGCCGAATGGAATGAGGGATGTATTAAGAGAACATGGTTTAGCTGGGAATAGGTCTAAGACTAAAAGAATACCTGCTTCGGTGTGGAGGTATGGGGATGAAGGGGTGGCTCTTTTCCTGAACAGGTTATTTTGGTGTGACGGGAATGTGAATAATGGGAATCCCCCTAAAATTGAATATGATACAAGTTCGGAGAGGTTGGCCGATGATATTATTATGGCTTTAAAAGTTCTTGGCATTCATGGGAGGAAGTATGGACGGGTAGTAAGGAATCAGTATGAAGGGAGGGAGTTTAAGGCGTGGAGAGTTTACATCTCTGGGGTAACGGAATTGGGGAAGTTTTTTGATAAGGTTGGTTGGGGGATTGATGGGAAGGATAATAAATTTAGAGATAATATTAAGAAAGTGAAGCCAAACAGTAATGTTGATGTAATACCGATAGATTATGAAAGATTGAAGGAATTGAGAAAAGCAGTTGGCGGTATGAGTAAATTTCTTTGGAATCGAATCAGATTTCCTAAAGGCCAATTGATGGGTAGGATGAAGTGGAATCAGGTCCTACCTCTATTAGGTGGTAGGGTTCCGAAGGAGTTTCTCAGGTTGGGGAGTGAAGATGTTTTTTGGGATAGGGTAAAATCGGTGGAGTTTGTTGGTGAGGAGGAGGTTTTTGATTTGGATATTCCTGCTACGAGAAATTTTATTGCCAATGGTGTGATTGTGCATAATAGCACGCTGGCGGAGGTGGCGATGGCGAGGATAATTTATGAGGTATCGTGTTATAGGAATCCGCAGAAGGTGTATGGGATGATGGAGTCGGACAAGATGTTTTTTGCTAACATCTCGGTAACTCACTCACAGGCGAAGAGGGTGGTGTTTGAGGGTTTGAAGGGGAAGATAAAGAATAGTGAATATTTTAGGAAGGTGTTTCCGTATGAGGAGTTTGCGGCGGAGTTGAGGTTTCCGAATAATATACTGGTGGCGGCGGCGACGCAGACGCAGGTTTTGGGTATGAATACGTTTGCGGCGATTATGGATGAGGCGAATTTTATGACGGTGACAGAGGGTGGGCCGTCGATGAAGTTTAAGGGGAAGAGGGTGTATGACCAGGCGGAGGTGGTTTTCCAGGCACTTTATAGGAGGATGGAGACGAGGTTTATGAAGAGGGGGATGTTGCCTGGGAAACTGATTGCAATATCGAGTGCGCAGTATCCGGAGGATTTTATGGAGCGAAAGATTGAGATGTATAAGGATAACCCTCATGCTTTTATCAGGCAGTATGCGGTGTGGGAGACGGTGCCAAGGTCAAGGTATCTTGGGCCGACGTTTTCGGTGCTGTTTAATCGGGAGACGGGGATGGGGAGGATAGCGGAAGAAGGAGAGAGGCCGACGGATGAGGAGGAGGAGATTGCGGGGATTCCAATAGAATACAGGCATGATTTTGAGGTGGATATGGAGGGGAGTCTCAGAGATTTAGGAGGGAGAGCGACCGCAGCAATTGAGCCGTTTATCATGAGGAGGGACAAGATATATGCGATGTGTGACCCGGAGAGGCGGCATCCTTACAGTCTGTATGAGACGACGCTGAGGGATGGAGGATATATACTGAAGGATATTTTGTGTGAGTGGTATGAGGACAGGGATGAGAAGGGGAATATTGTGAGGAGCGGCTGGAGGCCGAAGGTTAATCCAAAAGCAAAGCGGGTGGTCCACATTGATCCATCTCTGTCAATGGATGCCGCAGGGCTTATAATGGGGCATGTTAGTCACTGGGAAGAAAGGCAGAGAGTAAGGGTAGTTCAGGTAATAGACCCTGTATCTGGTGAGAAAAAGCTGACGAGAGAGGTTTATTCGGAAACTGTGCCTGTAATCTGGATTGACCTGATACTGAGGATTGTTCCGCCTCCAAATGGTGAAATAATACTGAACGATGTTAGGGAACTGATTTATGAGTTGAGGAGTTTGGGGTTTCAGATTGGGGTGATAACGATGGATTCGTTCCAGTCGAGGGATACGATGCAAATGCTTGCAGCGAAGGGGTTCAGGGTTGAGGAGCTCAGTGTGGATACAAATATTGAGCCTTATAACAGGATGAGGATGGCGATGTATGAGGACAGGATTCTGGCTTACACTCATGATGTGCTGATTAAGGAGCTGAAGGGGTTGGAGAGGAACAAGAAAAAGGGAAAGGTGGACCATCCCAAGCATTCAAGCAAGGACTTGGCGGATGCACTGGCTGGGGTGGTCTATAACTGTGAGACCAAGATATTTGGGGAGCCTGTAGCCCCATCTCTTGGGATTGTGGAGTCTCCGTTTGATGAGGAGGTTGAGAGGAGAAAGAAGGAGGTGGAGTGGCTCCTTGACAGGAGGAAGGAGTGATTTGTCCACATTGTAAAAATATATATACCCCAAAGAAGGTTTTGGATACGTGGATGTTGAAAAATGGGATGAAGAAGAGAAAGAGATTGTGCTCTAAGTGTAAAAAAACTTTTTACACAATCGAAATGGTTTCGGTGCCAAAGAATATGGTTATTGGTAAGGTCCATAGGTAGGTGAAAGAGAGCAGGTTATACGGATATACAGGCAAAAATGCCATATATGGCAATTTACTTAATTAGAGGTATTGACAACTTAAAAAATTAATTTATTTTGGGAGTAAGTTGTATGGTATTGATATAAAATTATTTTTAGTAGTTTAGCCAAAAAAGACGCCTTATGGTGTTTGAGTGCCTGAGGCGTCTTTTTTGTTTTTAGGGGGAGAAGAACTTGGATATAAAAATTAATTTCCCGCTGATTAAGAAAATAAGCTCGATTATTTCGAAGCAGGCGCCGGAGCAACCAAAAAGGGAAGAAACTACAGAGACGAGCACCTACAGCGGTGTGGTTTCGTATTATTACCAGAAGACGAAGCTCGAGAGGACGAGGCTTGCTAAATACGGTGATTATGAAGAGATGGATGAAAATTACCCAGAAATTAGCTCATCGCTTGACCTCTATGCCGATAATGCTACGAAAGAGAGAGGGCAGTCTGGAGAGGTGATAGAAATTAAGTCCAGTGATTCGGCAGCTAAGAACTGCCTTGACGAGCTTATTGGAAGATTGAACCTGAATGATACTCTGTGGGATACGGCAAGGAATATGGCAAAGATGGGGGACGATTTTGATGAAGTGGTCTGTGACGAAAGTGGTGATGTTGTGTATCTGAAGAATCTTCCTGCAAGGTCGATGTTTGTTGAAGTGGATGAGTATGGGAGGCTGAAAGAAAAACCTTATGTTCAGAAGGATGAGACTGGTTCGATAGAGCTATGCAGGTTCGAGCCTTGGCAGATTATCCACTGGAAAAACGGTGGGATGAAGAGGCTGTATGGCGAAAGTGTGATGAAGTCAATTCGCAGAGTCTATAAACAGCTCCAGATGATGGAAGATGGGATGGTGATAGCCAGGCTTACAAGGTCTCATATGAGATATAAGATACTGGTAGATGTGGAAGGGATGACGGCGGAGGAGAGAGAGGAATATTTAAGGAAAATTAAGAATGAATTCAAGAAGAAAAGGCTGATCAACCCGATAACTGGACAGTTGGAAACGAGTCAGAACCCATTAAGCGCAGAGGAAGATTTTTACATAGGGGTTACGAAAGATTCGAAGGCAGATGTGGATGTGCTTCAGGGAGCTACGAATCTTGGGAATATCAGGGATGTGGAGTATTTTCAGACAAAGCTGTTTGCCGGGTTGAAGGTGCCTAAAGCTTTTGTAGGGTTAGAGAAGGAGGTCAAGGCTAAAGCTACGATTGTGGAGGAGGACATACAGTTTGCAAGGACGGTTGGAAGGATAAGAAAAGGATTGAGGATTGGGCTGAAGAAACTGTTTGATTACCAGTTGATGGTTAGAGGAATAGCTCCCGTGAGGGGGCTTTACGAGATTCATTTCGCTCCTATCTCGATGGTGGATGAGATGAGGAAGTGGACGATAGAGAAGCTGAAGGCAGAGATTGCAAAGACTTATATGATTGATATGGGAATTTTAACGGATGAGTTCATTTTGAAATACTATGTCGGACTCAGCGATGAAGAGATAGAAAGACTGAAAGGAAGTAAGCTAAAGACTACGGCTAAATCCACAGGTAGTGGGCTTGGGAGAACAACTTCGATTAGGGCTGGTGAGATGAGTGGACTGGCAACGCCTAAATTCAGTGGAATGTCGACAGCGACGAAGGTAGAAGGTGGAAATGGGCTTGATAGGGATAATCTCCATATTGCTACGCTTCACATGATGAATCTTGTTGAGACACTGAGGGATTTGGTTGATTTGGAGTTAAATCGGTGATGAATTTACAGAGCTATACACTGATAAAAGATATCTCCTCTGAAGTTTTGACTATCCTATTTGAGGGTGGTCCCGGTAGTGGTCATTGGGGACATAAGGGCAGACCAGGTCATAGGGGCGGTTCGTTACCAAGTGAGACAAGACTGAAAGGTAGTGGCATAGCTACGAAGTTTTTTGGTATTGAAGGAGCTGTTAAAAGGGTTGCGAGTAGGTATGGTTTTGAAGCGAATTTTAGTGTTCAAGCAATAGATGAATGGGACCCACCGAGGATATTTTATACAGTTAATTTTTTTGATAAGAAGAAAAAAGAAGGTATGCGGGAGGTTGGTTTTTTTACTTTTAACTTCGCCCCTGAAGTTGGGTATCTTGAGAATTTTTCTATAAGAGGGGAATACCAGGGAAAAGGATTTGGTGGTGATGTGGTAGAGGGAGTTTTGAAAGTTGCTAAGAAGGCTGGGGTTAGTTCAATTGTTTTGGATGCTGCAGGGGATGGTCAGATAGGAAGTTATGCTTGGGCAGCTATGGGTTGGAATATTGAGGATGATAACCACAGGAAAGAATTATGTAATAAGTTTAAAGCTCATCTTTCACGTATTGGAGTAGATACGGAGAAGGTTAATATTGAAAACGTTTGGGACATAGCCTCATTTGTTCATAATGGGGAGAAGGTTGGGAAAAAGTTTTTAATTGAAGATGTAAGAATGTGGAGAGGTGCTTTTGACCTAAAAGATAATTCAATGAGTTGGAAGATTTTTAATAATTATATGGAAAAAAGGAAAGTAAGTAAATGACTAAGGAATTGGTAAATAAAGACTCTGCTGAATTTCATAAAGAACTTCTTGATAATGAGGATGAAATCATTGATGGAATTAAGAAGATTATAGCTAATAGAGATAAAAAAAAAGAGTAATGAATAGTTATTTTCTTATAAAAGATATTTCCTCGGAGATTTTAGAAAGTGTATTAAACGCTGATAGGAGTAGAGTTTCCGAGCAGGATGAGAATAAGAAAAGAAGCGTAGGCTTTATAGATACGAATCTTGGGATTGACCATGTGATCGCAGTGTCAAAGGATTTTGACACTTACCTGTATATTGATGGAGGTGGGGCTTTCCCTTCGATTGAGAATAACTGCACGGGAGATGGTTTTGCTGGCATAAAGAAGGTAGATGATATTGGAGGGGTAATCGATAAGGATTTGATAGTGATTACGGATTGCTATTACGGAGGTTTGGCTGATTATTTGAGAAGAAAGGGAAGAAGAGTATTTGGAGCAAGTCTTGAGTGGACAAGGATAGAGAACGACAGGGTTTATGGATGGAAAAGACTCAAAGAGATGGGAGTTGGAGTTCCGAAAGGAACGGTAGTGAAAGGGCTTGATGGTCTGCTTAACTACATCAGAAAGAATCAGGATGGGAAGAGGGTCTTTTTCATAAAGATAAGCAAATACAGGGGAAACAAGGAAACTGGAGGAAGTGTTTTAAATGATAGTGAAGCAATGACGGCAATAACTCAGGCAGGGTTTGGACCGTATTTGAAGGATTTGGAGATACTGGTTCAGGATAGGTGTCCTGGGGTTGAATTGGGGTTTGATGCGTTTTTTAGCGGGGATTTTTTGAGACCGTATTTCTATACAATCGAAGTTAAGGGAAGCGGGACTGTTGCGAAGGTAGTAGAAACTTGTGCGATTGATGACCTGATACTGAATAAGATTAAACCCTCACTGGTTGAGACGGATTACAGGGGGAATATATCGTTTGAGTTCTTTTATGATGGAGAGAAAGTTTATGTAATAGACGTCTGCTCAAGAAACCCTTATCCTTGTTCTTCTATTCAGGCTCATTTCATCAAGAATTATTCCGATGTGCTGTGGGCAATTGGTTCAAAGAATAACATAAGGCTTGAAATTGATAAGAAATATTATGCTCAGGTTGGGGTATATACGGATGAGCCTGATACATGGAGAGTCATTCACTTTCCCAATAAGATTCGAGACAGGGTGGGGTTTAGAAGAGTTGTTATAAAGGATGGTCAGTATTATTTTGTGCCTGGGGATACTGTTGTTGCTACGGCTGTTGGTATGGGAGATACCCCCGAGGAAGCGATTAAGGATGCTGGCTCAATTGCAGAGCAGATAGAGTGCAGCAATACTTACGTGCCGGCGGATTTTTTTGATAAGGCGATGGGAGTAATTGAAGAAGTCAATAAGATGGGTAAGGGGATGGAGTTTTGAAGGTAGTATTTACGGATGTTGACCAGTGGTGCGAGGATGAATATCAGGAAGGAAGTTGGCTATCTGAGGAAACTGGTTGGTGGTATCCTGATGGAAGAATTCTGGTTTATAAGCCAGGAAATTCTTTTTTGCAGAGAATCGGGATAGCAGTGCATGAGTGTCTGGAATACATAATGATTATGAAACTGAATTGGATTAGAAACATCTCGCATTTCATAGCAAATGTGTTTGAGTTTGTAATTAGTCTTGGAACCGCAAATCAGAGCTGGGCAAGACAGGTCTGGAAGAAATGATGGGATTGCAAGAAAATTGCAGTTTGCTTACAGAAGGTAAATCTTACGGTGGGCGTAGAGTCTTTGCCTCTGAGAAGTCAATACTGATGTCTACACTTGTAAGGCTGATAGGAAGTTTGAAGGGAAACCTTGACAGGAAGATGATTAGAGAAGCTGAGGATTCATACAAGGCTTTAAAGGAAGAGTTCAGAGAGGCAATGTTTGGAATACTGTCTGCTTATCAAAATGGCCAGATAACAGATGAAGTTCTTGAGCAGATGTGGAGAGGAGAGATAAAGGACGCTTGGGAAAAGGCATATATGTATGGTGTTAGGTCGGTAGGAAATCCATTTGGAATCTGGGAAGAAGATAAGAGCTGGATAGCTGGGGCTGAGAGGGAGGAGTTTGGTTATCTCGGGAAATTTGTGGAGGACATAAAGAATAACGAATTGGTGATGAGCCTTGAGGACAGGCTCGATATGTATATTGAGACGCTTGATGGAGTGTTTTATCACGGGAAGGTTGATGGGTCGCCTGAGTTTGTAAAGATTCACTGGATACTGAGGGAAGCAAAGCACTGCCCAACATGTATTAGATTGGCAGCAGGAAGTCCTTATACAAAGAAGACCCTGCCATGTGTGCCGAAAGATGGAACGAGTGAATGTATGGTCTCAAAATTTACAAGCATATATACAGATAAAGGGTGGCTACCAATTTATAAGGTTAAGGTTGGCGACTTAGTCCTAACTCATAGAGGACGTTTTAGGCGTGTCATTGGAACTTTGAATAATATCCCATTCAAAGATAGACGAGTTACCAAAGATGTTGTTATTGTATTTGTAAAAGTTGATGGTCGCAAAAGAGAAGTTAGTATCCCTGTAACAGAAGACCATGAATTCTTTATGGCTGATGGAACATGGAAAAAGGCTCATTTGCTGAAACCTGGAGATTGCGTTTCTATTCTTGGTAAGACGTGTAAATCTTGTGGCAAAACTTTTCCATTTCTTTATAGATGTAAAAAAATAGGAGAAAAAGAATATTGTTCAGCTTGTTGTAATGTTCCTGCCAATAGAAAGGTAAAAGAGCTTGTAGCTTCCGGAGCTTTTTCCCCTCAACATAATCGTGGTAAAAAGCTGGAGGATATATTTGGGAAAGAAAAAGCAGAAGAAATACGAAAGAAGCTTATTGGAAAAAAGGCGTGGAATAAGGGAATTCCATTTGAAGAATTATATGGTGAAAAGGCTATTATCTTGAAACAAAAATTTAGTAGTTTGTATAAAGGGCGTAGCCTTGAAGAAAGATTTGGGCAAAAAGCGTTAGAAATAAAAGAAAAGATATCTGGGGCGTCTAAGAATATTCCGAGAGAGAAATTATTCGGAGGCATTGAAAATGCTATTAGATTAACAATTGAACGTAATAAAAGTATGAGAGGGAAGAAATATGAGGAACTATATGGAGAGGAAAGGGCTGCTGAAATTAAAAAGAAGATGATATCTGTTATTTTAAAACAAGGAGTTATAAAAAGGTCTTCTTTGGAGTATTTAATGGAGGGAATTCTTAATAAACTTCAAATTGATTATAAATGCCAAGAGCAGATAGGTCCTTATGTTGTTGATTTTGTTCTCCCTGAATATGGAATTGTAATAGAATGTGATGGAGAGTATTGGCATAATAAACCAGGGGTAAAAGAAAAAGACCTTCGTAAAGATGAATATATTAAATCATGCGGGTTTGATGTTATTCGTTTTGGAGAGCGTGAGATAAGAAATGATATTCAGAGTTGTTATGAAAGACTTGAACGGTTAGTTTCAAATCATGATGGAAGGTTTTTGACTATCCCTGCTGAGGTTGTTCGTATAAAAAGAAGAAAACCAATCCGTGGTTCTGTTAAGTATGACCTTACAGTTGAGGAAGACCATAGTTATGTAGCAAAAGGCTTTGTTGTTCACAATTGTCTTTCCGCCTGCAAGTGTGAGCTTCGTTTTGAATACGCAGATGAGAAGCCAGCGCCTGAAGAGTTTGTGATTAAAGGGCCAAAGGAGCCGTATGTTCCGAAAGGTTATAGGCTACCAACGGATAAAGAGGCAGATAAATTGGGGGCAATGTATGCTGAGATTGAAAGGCTCCGTGGGTTGATAAATGTAACCAGTGGTGATGTTAAGAAAGAATTGATTCGACAGCGAAGGGATATTAATGCAGAGATGATTGATTTTATGGAGAGGCACAGGATTTATTGGACGCCTGGGAGTCAGGTTCAGAAGGTAAAGTTTATTGAGTCGATTGTTGATGAAGTGGAAAAAGAATTTTTACTTGAGGGAGGCCCGGGTTCTGGCCACTGGGGACATAAGGGTAGACCGGGGATAAGAGGAGGTTCTTTACCGAGTAGTGCTGGTCTTTCTTTAAGCATAGATTATAAAGCGCATATGATTTCTGCTGCAAAAGATTTGAGTAAGTTATCTGCTAATGAAAGGTTGGATATTGCAGAGAAAGCTTCTTCTTGGACTCTACGTAGGCTTATTAATGATCCAAAAGATAATATAAGAGCTGTTGTTGCCAAGAGAATTAAACAAGAAGGTTTAAGATTAATGGTAAATGATGAAAGTGAAGAAGTTAGGGAAATTGTAGCAGCAAGATTAAAAGACTCGAAGTTATTAGATAAAATGTCTTCAGATAAAGATCCCTTCGTTAGAGTTGCTGTAGCGAAAAATAAGAATACGAGTCAAGAAACATTAATGAAGTTAATCAATGATAGAAAGGAAAAAGTTAGGTCTGAAGTTGCTAAAAATTTAGATATTGGAAATTTATCATTAATGATAAAAGACGAGAGTCAAGCAGTAAGAATGGAAGTTGCGAAGAGAATAGACATGCCTGGATTGTATAAGATGATGCGTGACGAATCTATTTATATCAGGGAAATTGTTGTTAATAGATTAGATTATGAGGGTTTAAAGAAGTTTTTAACTAAAGAAAAAGGAGAAGACTTAAGGAAAGTAGCTGAATTAAGAATTAATAGAATAGAGGATTTGACGACTGAATATATAAAAGGGGCAAGAGATTTTTTAGATGGTAAAACTGATAAGTTGCCACCACTATCAAAAAATGCAGTCGATAAAGTTAAAAGTGATAGTGAATACAGTTCGAGAATGTTTGATGAGGTTTTCAATGGGACCAAATATGAGGAAATTCACAGACTTTTAAGAGGGCAATGGCTTAGTGATGCGAATAGTAGTGGTGCGGCTATTTTAAGAGATTCTATTAAAAGGCAGTTTGGTGGAGAGGTATATCATCACGATGATATAAAAGATTTTAATAAAGAAGTTAGGAAATTTTATAAAAGTTTAGGTTTGGGCAGAAAAGATGTGGATAAATATGTGAAAACAGTTTATGCGATAACTCAACAGCAGTTGAATGCAGTATTCCCAAATACTGATACTATTGAGCTTTACAGAGGGACTACTAATAGTGAGGTGAAAAAAGTTAGTGGTGAGTTTATTGCGAGGCAAAATTGTTTGTCTTCTTGGACTTTTGAAAAAAATGTTGCCTTTAATTTTGCTGCTAAAGAGAGGGGTGTTGTTGTGAGTGCTACATATAACAAAAAGGATATTTTTTGCACTCATTTACTGTATCATTATGGGGTTGAGAATGAAGCTATGGTAATAGCTAAAGGAGGGAAAAAAGTTAAAGTTATTAAAGGCGAATATTTGGTAAAAGAATCAGAAAAGGTTTTACCGATTATTATAATTGACAAGACAGACCTTGATGGTAATTGGATAAAAAAGGTTAGGGAAGAAAAATAAATGAAGATTAGGTTTTTATGCTCACTAACTACACAATTGTAAAAGATATATCCTCTGAGGTGCTAACTGCGTTATTTGAAGGCGGTCCTGGCAGTGGTCACTGGGGTCATTCGGGAAGGCCTGGTTATGTTGGCGGTTCACTTCCAGGTGGCGTTTTGCCAGATGGAATTGTTGCCGGAACGAAAGAAGGTAAGGAATGGGTTAAGGCGAACCAAGATAGGTATAACAGTGACAGGGAATTTAGAATATTAGTTGACACTGTTACTTTATTTACGCAAGGTGTTTATGATAAATTGAGAGCTGCGTCACGCTATGCAGATGAAGGGGAAGAAGGAGTTAAGGCAGAAGGATTTATCGATACTGAATGGCTGGATGATAAGCTTGGAAGTGCAGCTTTTCCGCTTTTAAAGATTAAAAATTTTTTTGAAGGGCAGGATGCGAAAAACTCAGATGTTTGTTCTATTAAGGAAGCTGGGAGAGTATTAAATGAGGCAGTGGATAATTCACCAAAAAGAGAAATTTTGTATCGTGGTGTTTCAGGTTTTTTAGGTAGAAAAACTATTGATTCTGTAATAGCGCTTAAGGAGGGAGATGTTTTTAGTATTGTTGGAGTTTCGAGTTTTACTGATAATAGAGATGTTGGAGAAATGTTTATGAGGGGGAAGGTTCCAGGGATTAAAAAACCAAGTAAACCTCCGCCCATTCAAATTTTATTCATAGCCAAGGGAGCGCCTGGGCTTTCGGTTTCTGCACTGAGTCCTTATAAGCAAAGTGAGTTTTTGTCGAGGGGAACTTTTAAGGTAGTTGGCAAGAGAGAAAAGGTTGTTCGGGTTTCAAGAGGGAGTTATCGTGAAATCACAGTTGAGATGGAGTATATTGGGAAGGTTAGTGAAGGTTAAAATGGGGAAAAAATACAAAAAGAAAAAAGAAGAAGATTGGGTTACTGAATTGTTTAAAGAACCCATTTCTGGGCTTTTAAAGAAGAAAAGCCGTTTGCCAGAAGGTAATTTTAATGAAGGCGTATTAGATTATACTGATGGTTCTGTTGAATTAAAGGATTTAGATAAATTGATAAAGAGTATTGTTTCAAAAGCTTTGGGATAGGTTGATGAATTTACAGAGCTATACACTGATAAAAGATATCTCCTCTGAAGTTTTGACTATGCTATTTGAAGGCGGTCCTGGTAGTGGTAATTGGGGGCATAAGGGAAGGCCGGGTATGAGAGGAGGAAGCCTTCCTACAAAGGGCACCTCTATTATGAAATCTCTTATTAAAAGTGAAAAAGGAGGAATAAGGATACCAAAAGTCAGCAGTAAGTTATGGAGAGCAGCGAGGACGGCGAGAAATATTGAGGTCGTGGCTTCTGGAAGTCCGATGAAAATGCTAAAGAGGGCAATAAATATACTTCTCGGAAGGTCAATTGTTAGCAGAATTTACAGATGATGAGGAGGAGAGAATGACACAGCAGGTAAAAAGACCCGTAAATAAGGAGTTGAGGTTAAAGAATGCGATTAAGGTTTTGGAGGATGCTGTAAAAGGTGGGTTTCAGGGTAATATAACTTTCCCAATAAGGGATGGAGAAGTTGGAATGGCAAAGCTTGAACAGTTTGTGGATTTAGAGAGCCAGTTCCAGCTTCTTGTAGAGAAAGGAACCTGATATGCCTTATCCAAATTTTCATGCGGCAAGGGTTAGAGACCCTGATGAGTTTATAGAGGGGACGTTCAGAAATGTGAAGATAAGGCCTGGGGTAAATCTAATAGCAGGCAAACTGAAGAAGGATGGGAAAGATGGTCCGATGACGGCGCAGTCGTATCATTTTGATAAGTCAAAGTTTACAGTGGACCAAGCCAAGAAGTGGTTAAGGAAGCACAAGATTAAGACGATACTTTTTGAACCTGCCGAGGAAAAAGAAGTTGAGGAGATGAGTCAGATTGCGAAGGAAATTTATGACGAGCTCTGCAAAACACCTGGATTGAAGAAAAGAAGTAAGGGCAAGGGTAGGGGGCTTGCTCGTGGGAAAGGAAGAGGACCACTCGGTATCCCATTTGGAGAGGTTACGACGACAGCGAATATTGCACCTAATTTTCAGTTTGGTGGTTTTGGAATTGTGAAGAGGAAAAAGAAGAAGGAGATAACAGACCAAAAAGTTATTGCCGTTTCTTCTCCAGATAGTATGTTTGCTCTTAAGGGAAGTTATGAAGAGCTGGGGGAAAAGATAAGAAGAGCCTTAATTGATAACGACAATTTTGGAAAGTTTCCAGAGATATTGTTTACTTTTCCAAAGAAGGTCTTTATTAGGCTTGGAGGCCCTGAAGGAGAAAAGTATTTTGAAGTTGAATACAGCCTTGAAGGCGATGAGGTAAGGCTCGGTGCATCGAGGGAGATTGAGAGGCAGGTTAAGTTCGTGGTTAAGGAGATGGCAGAGGAAGTTAAGGCTTCACTTCTTGGTAGGCTTGATGAGAAGAAGTGGAGCAAGGCTTTTATGAATGAGCTTCCTGATTCTTCATTTGCTTATATAGAGCCAGGGGGAGAGAAGGATGAGGAAGGGAAGACGTATCCAAGATATTTAAGGCATTTCCCTGTAAAGGATAAGGAAGGGAACTGGGACAGAGCACACCTGATAAACGCACTGGCACGGTTGAAGCAGATAGACAAAAAGACTTCTCCTTGGCTAACGGATGAAGCGAGAAAGAAGATTTTATCAGTGATAAAGGCTGGGTATAAGGCTTTAGAGATGGAATGGCCTGAAGATTTAGAGGAAATGTTGGGAACAGAGAAAGGAGTGTTTATTAGCAGACTTGCTGAGGAAGTCCTTAGTGATATTTTTGAAGGAGGTCCCGGCAGTGGTCATTGGGGTCATGCGGGAAGATCAGGGATGAGGGGAGGTTCAGCTCCAGGAGGTGGGGTTGCTTTCAGGGTTAAAGGTGGATTGCCGAAGTCGCTTGGAGCTGCGGCTCTGGTAGATTTTGGAAAATACTACACCTCCTCTGGTGGTCTGAAGATTAACGAGTATAAGCAGTTAAGCGATGATATGAAGATGTCTGTCCTTAAGCACGGGGTTGAGTCTTATAAGGAGCAGTATATCCCAAAGGCACAGCAGGGTGGATTATCAAAAGAAGCAATGGAGTTGAATAAGAAGATTGGAGCGCTTGAAGGTATGAGGAGGTCAGCTCTTAAAAAGGCCGAAGGGCTAAGCGGTAAGGAACAAAGGGCAGCATATCATATTGCGGTAAGTTTACAGGAAAGGGCAATGAGGTTAGCTGGTGAAATGAGGGCAAAGGCTTCTGAGGTTGTTGCTGGGACCGCAGCTACTGTTAGGGCTGCAGAGGCACAGCCAAGAGCTTAGGAGGGTAAAAAATGAGCATACTTGATGATATTGTGAATTTGATAAAGAGGTCAAATGAGTTTTCAGATGAGGAAAAGAAAGAACTTATAGGAATATGTGAGGATGCTTATAACATGGAGATGGAGACAGAGTAAAAATGGACTGGTTGTATATAATGATTCATCACAGTTTAACTAAGGACGGTCAAACTGTATCGTGGCAGGCAATAAGAAGGTATCACACAAAAGAGCTTGGATGGCTGGATATTGGGTATAACTGGGGGGTAGAGCTGGTTAATTCTGAGTATGAGATTTTGGTTGGAAGGCCTTTTGATATGCCAGGTGCGCATTGCAAGGAGGCGGAGATGAACAGCAAGGCTCTGTCCATTTGCTTTGTGGGAAACTTCGACGAGGAAGAAGTCCCGCAGGCAATGTGGGACAAGGGAGTGAGGTTTGTTAAGTCGCTTGTAAGGGTATTCAATATTCCAGTAAGGAATATAGTTGGGCACAGAGATTTCGCTGCTTATAAAACTTGCCCTGGCAGACTATTTTCAATAGAGAAGTTCAGGATGGAGGTAGCTTTATGAGGAAGATTGTTTTTATTTTGATGGTTTTGGCTTCTTTATTCATGCCAGTTTTTGTATTTGGCGAGACAATTGCCTGGGAAAACCCAACTGAATATGTTGATGGGACTCCGCTTTCTGAGCAGGAAAGGGGGCAGTTAAGGACACACCTGTATTGGTCTTTATCGAGCGGTGGACCGTGGACAGAGTTTGCAGTTGTTGGGAATGGTGCGAACAGCTGGACTGGGAAGCTTCCAGCTTCGAAAGGTGCGGTTGCCTACTATACGGCGAAGTCTGAACTAAATAGCTTGCTTTCGGACTATGCAGAAGTGGTTAGCTATACAGTCCCTTTCGTTCCGACGAAGAAACCGGGTGGCCTGACTATATCGCCGTAGTGATTGCAATTTTGATGACGATATTGGGAATCATCATGATATTGAAAGGGAAGACAGTATTTGGCTTGATAATTATAGGATGTGCAATATTGTTTTTGATAATTTGGTTTTATTTAAGGAAAAAGGCGAGGTGAAGTGGTATGGAAGAACAGGAAAGGTATCTCAAGGAGACTCCTTTTAAGTATGTAATAGCAAGGGGTGCGAAGAAGCTTTTAACGGAGATGACGTCTGTTAAATTTCTCCTGCTTGTCTTTATTGGGATTGGAATATGGCAGAGGTTTATAAGCGACTCTATTGGACTTGGTGCTGCGCTGGTTGTAGTTGGTTTGAGAGAAATTGATTTCGATGGTTTAGTGCGTAAAGTTAAAGTGTAGGAGGATAGATATATGAGAACTATAATATTAATGGCATTGAGTTTTTTAGCAGGGGTTTATGCTTATAAATATAGAGAAGGCTTGAGGGGATTGGTTAAGAGATTGTTTAGAAATGGATTCAATAGAAAGGAAGCTTGAGTGATTCCATTTAGCTGGAAGATTGTTGGTTTGGCTGTGATTATTTTTGCTCTAATTGCTTTTGGGTTTTATTTATGGGACAGAAGCGCAAGCGGCAAATTAGAGAAGAAATTGATTGAAGCTGAAAAGGAAGTAGAGCGGTTAAGGTATGAAAAGGAAACTAAGGAGACTGAGTGGAGCAGCAGAGAAAAGGAGTATCAGATAAGAATTAAGAGTATAAATGATAGTCTGAAGAAAAAGGAGTTTGAGGTAAGAAGGCTTGAGGAGAAGATTAAAGCATTACAGACAGAAAGGGAGAATATTGTTATTCCGGATGCTCCTGATGAGATTGTTGATGCATTTAGAAAGGCTGGATTTAGTTCTTGCACGAAGCTTAAGAAATAGTTTTGCGGGAGATTTTATGTCAGGACCTATTATACCAAAGTGGTTTGCTTTACTGGTAATAGTTTTTTGGTTGATACCTGCACTGGTGTTAGTTGGTTTGCTTGTTTATTTTATAACGGTAAATCGGTATGGGTCTGCGATAATAGTGTTGATAGCACTTGCAGTTTACTGCATGTATGCGTTTAGGGAGTTGAATGATTAGAATCTTAATAATCTTAATACTGATTCTTGGAAGTTTAGCGGTAGCATGTTCAGTGTATTCGCAGGAAGCAAAGGATGGTGGAGCTGAGTTGATGATATGCTTTGACCAAAATGATGCTAAAGAGCTGTTAAAAAGAGCAACTGAACATCCTATTTTAATTAAAGAAAATGAAGCGCTAAGAGAAAAAATAGCGAATCTTGAGGAGCAATTAAAACTGAAAGAAGCTCTTTTAAATATAGCGGAGGAAAGAAGAAAGATTCAGATTGAAAGGGCAGAGCTTTACCAGAAGATTGCAGAATCGGAAACAAGACTTGCTGACAGATATTCAGAAATGAATGAAAAACTGCAGAAACAGCTTGAAAGAAGAGGTCTTTTAGAAAAGATAGGTATTACGATTGGCATAATAGCTGGAGTTGCAATAGGTTTAGCATTTTAGTGGAAAGGAGGTGAAACGGAGTGTCAAAGCAGCTTCTTATAGAAACTATACCGGTAGAGTTTACAATTCTTGAGGAGGCGAGTCAGAAGAATGGTGGAAGGATGAGGGTGAAGGGGATATTTACAGTTGCCGATGAAATAAATGGAAATGGAAGGGTTTACAGGGAGCATATCCTTGATAGAGAGATAGAGAAGCTGAAGGAGCTTATGGCTGAAAACAGGGTATTTGCTGAAGCAGACCACCCTGAGGATGGAAAGTCAAGGATTTCCAATACTGCCGCAATGCTGACGGAGATAGAAAAGCAGGTAGTAAATGGAAGGAAAGAATATGTAGGTGAAGCTGTAATCCTGAACACAAGTAAGGGCAAGGACCTCCAGGAAATCATAAGAGCAGGAGGTAGGGTTGGAGTTTCAAGCAGAGGCTGGGGGTCATTGATTAAGGGTAACTGGCATGGGAGAACGGCTGATATTGTTCAGGAGGATTACACACTGAAAACGTTTGATTTTGTGATTGGACAGAGCACGAAAGATGCTGAGGTCACGCAGTTTTTTGAGCAGATGGATGTATTAAACATCCTTGATACGGACGAGGGTCCGAAAGAAAACATGAAAGGAGGTAAGACTGTTATGGAGATTAAAACAGTGGATGATTTAAAGAAGGCTTATCCAGAGCTTTGTGAGCAGATTGTAAAAGAGGCTCTTTCTGAGAAGGAGAAGGAGATTAAGGAATCTCTTGAAAAGAATTTTGAGGATAGGGTGATGAAGGAAGTGGAGGCCAAAAGAGAGGAGATTAAGGAAGAGGTTATCAAAGAGATAAAAAATTCAGAAGAGATTCAGACGATGATTTCAACCCTTGTAGAGATTGGGAAGCTTGTAAAACCTTACATCTCTGAGGCAAAAGGTGATGAGGAAGAAGAGGAGGATGAGGAAGAGGTTGACAGGCTGAAGGCAAGGATTTCTGAGCTTGAAGCTGAGCTTAAGGCTCTCAGGAAGGCAAAGCAGGAGGCAGAGGAGAAGGAGAAGGTAGCAAAGAAAATTCAGGAGGTTACGGCAGGGAAGAAGTTTGAGAAGCTGCTGATTGAGAGGCTTTCTAACTGCCAGACAGTGGAGGAGGTTGAAAAGAGGCTTGCAGAAGAAGAGGCTTATATCCAGAGGTTGATTGGAGAGGTTGGAGCAGGTGATTTGCCGAAAGGGAAAGGGCAGGTGCTTGATGAGAATAAGCAGGATGAGATGGATGAGGTGAAGAGACGTCAGAGAATACTTGCTGGTGTTGAGGAAGATATTGCAAAACAGAAAAGGGCATCTGCATAATTAAGCAGGTAGATTCAACAGGCGAGGACGAAGACGAAAAGCCTGGGTGAACCAAAAGAGAAGGTTTGCTCAGGCTTTTTGTTTAGAAAAACAAAAAACGAAAGGAGGTTTTTAAGAATATGGATCCAAGGAAATACTTAATCGAGGAAAATCCCGAGAGACAGAAGAAGTGGGCATATCTAACCGAGGGGCTGGATAGGGAGAAGAGGCTTCAGTTGGAGGTGCTTCTTGAGAATCAGGAAGCTTATTTCAGGTTTTTGCAGGAAACATCTCAGATTTCGAATGTGGGGACTTTTACTACCTTTGCTTTTCCGATGGTAAGGAGGATTTTTCCCAAGTTGGTTGCTCAGGAGCTTTGTTCTGTCCAGCCTATGATGCAACCTACTGGAAAAATCTTCTATTTAGATTTCAAGTATGGGACAACGAAGGGAGGAATTTCAGTAGGAGATAGGCTTGATGTGAAGGGAAAGGATGCAAAGGATTATGCCACAAGGACACCTGAGACTGGAGAAGTTCCAGAAATAAATTTTGATATTTCTTCTATAACGGTTGAAGCGATTGAAAAGGCACTGAAGGCGAAGTGGACGATTGAGGCACAGCAGGATCTCAAGGCATACCATGGGCTGGATGCAGAGAGCGAGCTGATGACCGTGCTTTCAGAGGAGATAATCAGAGAGATTGATATGCTTATTATTGACGGGATGCTCAATGCAGCAAGCGCCGGGAATGTGAACTGGAATAAGAATATGCCGAATATGGCTCCGTGGACAAATATTGACCCGAAGATTTATCAGGCCACACTATATGATGCTATTGTAGATGCAAATAATCTGATTTTCAAAAAGAGGTATCGGAATGCCACTTGGCTTGTAGCAGACCCTGATACCTGCACTCGCCTTGAGAAGCTTGAGGGCTTCAAACTGACTGAGACTGTAGATGATGCCATTTACAACATTGGAATTCATCAGTTTGGAGTTCTGAGGAACCGGTGGGTCGTTTACAAGCATCCGTGGTTTGTGCCGAATAAGATTCTGGTGGGCTACAAGGGAACATCCTGGCTCGACACCGGCTATGTGTATGCTCCTTATATACCGCTTTATACGACTCCTCTTTTGATTGACCCTGATGATTTTACACCGAGAAGGGGAATGATGAGCAGATTCGCTCATAAGGCGGTAGTGGGAGATTGCTATGCAACGGTAACCCTGGTTTCATCGTAATTAATTTGATTCTGGGCAGGTTGCAAAGATTTGCAAGCTGCAAGCCTGCCCAAATCCTCTCTTTGGAGGTTTTACGGTGAAACTATGTGGGTCGAATGTTATTGAGGTATTCTATAGCAAGCATGGTGACCCGCTGGAGATATATCCTCGATTCTGTTTTGATGAGTCGATGGTTTTATCTCCAGCAGCACCATGTTTGAATAAAGGGGTTTCTCTCCTTGAGCAGTTAGAAAAGAACCCAGAGTCTTCAGTTTGCTTCTTACGAACTTATGCTCTAGGAGATATTATTCTACTTACCCCTATCATCAATTGGATTAGAGATAAGTATCCATCGGTAAAGGTTTATCTTGCTACCGTTCCAAAGTTTATGGGTCTCTTTAAATATTGGGATGCAATCGAGACGGTAGATAAGCGTAACCTGCCATTTATTCCGTATGAAATTGGCTATTATCTTGATGGGGTAGTAGAGAGAGACCACAGCGGAAATGAATACAGTTACAAGCACAGGCTTGATATATACTGTGAGTTTCTTGGTATACCGCAGATTAAAGACCCTGTGTTTTCACTGCCTTATGGAGAGAGTGAAAAGAGCTGGGCGGAGGGAATTGTCAGGGAGGTGCGAGATTGTGGGAAGCCGGTAGTTGCAGTGCAGGTGGCTGGCTCCACTGCAATTAAGAGTCTTTCTTTGGATAAGGTTGCCGATATAGCTGAAAGGTTATGCGATATATGCTCTCTGATTTTTGTTCATGAGGCGAAGGAGTATTTTGGAGAGATAAATGCGATGAACCTGACAGGAATGACTGATATTCATCAGCTTGCGGCATTAATCGACAGTGTAGATGTGGTTGTGACAATGGACAGCGGGGTTTTATGGATTGCTCATGCTACCAAAACCCCTGTAATTGCTCTGTTAGGGCCAACGAGGGAGGCTGAGAGGCTAAAATATCATAGAAATTATGTTGTTGTAAATCTATCAGAAATGGTTGGTTGCGAGCCGTGTTTTGAAAGAATGACAAGATGTAAGGGGGCAATTAATTGTATGAAATCAAGTAGTGCGGAAGAAATAGCGAGGAGAATAGAGGAGGGAATTAAGAAGCTTGTATACTCTTAATGAGGATTTTATTCCTGAGATTTATTACGACAGAAGAACATGTGAGCCTATAGTTTCTTATAGAAGGATTAAGAAGGAAGTATATCATGAAGCGAAGAGTTTTAGTGGTGTTGAAGTTACAAAGAGAAGGGTTGCTTGGGTTCAGGATATGGTAAAAAGAGGAGGTGCAGAGATATCAAATGAGCTTGTGATTAAGGTAGGGATTGATTGCGGCAATGAAATTATCCTGGTAATAAATTTTATGGATGCGTCGGAAATAAGAAGAATTTTGAGAGAAAGCGACCTTATTATTGTGAATAATATTTTTCATTTCAGCAAAGAGCAGATGGATGAGATAAAAAAGATTCTTTTCACGGGTAAGCCGTATGTCAAGTATGACCATGATTTTAGAGAATTAATGAGACCAGAATTTGGGAAAGAGTTACTTGGGAGGTCGGTTTTAAATGTTTTTATATCCCCTCTCCATAGGGATGAATACCGAAGAGAGCTTGGTGTAGATGGAATATGCCTTCCACTTGCCATTGATGTTGATTTTTTTAAACCCGTTCCAGGAGTAGAGAGGAAGGAGAAAAGTGTGTTGGCTGTTAGGGATGGTGCAGATATTCAGTGGTTTATTGATGAAAACCCAGATTTTAGGTTTACCATTCTTAGTGATAGGCGAATTGATTTAAGTGGAGATAAGTTAAAGGTAATCCAAGAGCCGCCGTATGAGAAAATGCCCGAAGTATATTCTGAACATGAGTATTTTCTGTATTGCAGAAAAGATCTTGGGACTGGAGCAAGGGTTGTTTTTGAAGCAGCCCTTTGTGGGTGCAAGGTAATTATGAATGAGAAAGTTGGTCATAAGTCATGGGGTTTTAATTTTGAGGATGTAGATGGCCTAAGGGCAATTTTGAGGAAGGCTCCTTATGAGTTTTGGAGAGAAATAGACAGGGCTATAGGGATTTAATGAAAGCTGTTGCTTATTTTCAGAATGGAATTGGGAATTTTGTATTGGCTATGCCTTCGCTTATGGCTTTAGCTTCAATGACCGAAAGCAAGAAAATAGATGTTTGTTTGGACAACGGCTGGACGGATTACAGGAGAAAAGCAATCGAGGAGATTTTGATTGCCTGGAGAGATGTAGTTAATAAGGTGGTTGATTACCCTGGAGATGGATTTGACATAGATGAATATGATTTATACTTCTGGTCTCCATTCGGAGAAAAGAATAATGAACTATCTGATAAATTTTCTAAAAAGCTTATAAGCAGAAACTTGTATCTTCCCAACTGGAGAGATACGGGAGTTCATGAGGCTGATTATTATATGCAGATTGTCAGGGCTCAGGGCTTTAGCGGGAAAGCTCCAGTGGTGAGATTCCCTTTGGCAGATAATCCAGTTTTGGATTTGAAGAGACCTATGATCGGGATATGCAATGGGTATTATAGATTGAATGGTTACTGGTCGAAAAAGGGGTGGCCGTATTATGAGAAGCTCTGTGAGGTTATGAGACTTTATTTTGATGGGTCTTTGGTTGCTGTTGGGTCTGAAGGTGAAATCATAGGAAACGATTATTTATCAGAAAATTATTGCGGGAGGCTTACAATACTTGAAACAGCAAAGGTGATTGCGCAGCTTGACCTTTTTGTGACGAATGATACAGGGCTTATGCATATAGCAGATATTTTAGGAGTCCCAATGATTGCTCTTTTTGGCCCAACGATTGTTAGTAAGAACAGGCCGAGGGGTAAAAAGTCAATAGTTTTACGTGGTAATTCAGGGTGTGTTGAGTGCTTGCTTACGGAAAAGTTTAAAACCTGTGTGGATAATGTTTGTATGAAGTCAATATCGGTGGGTGATGTAATGGCAAAGGCCCGGGAAGTCTTAAGAGATTTTATATAAAGGAGGAAGAAGAAGATGGAGAAAAAAAGGATTTTCAAAAATGAGACAAAGATTACGCAGGTCTACTACAACAGGTCAAGAGACCCGATAGAGCTTAAACCTGGGGAGACTTATGTGGAAGACCTGAGCGATGCAATCGATGTAAATGAGCTTATTAAGAAAGAGAAGGAAAGGAGAATGCTTGAGACAGATGTTGATGAGGCAAAACGAGTAAAAAGACTGCTTGCACAGATAAGGGTTACGAGGTCGCTTGAAGAGCTTGAAAAGATGAAAAGCGGCGAGAGCAATCAGGATCTAATTGATGCGATTCTTGTGAGGGAAAAAGAACTTCTTTCAAACGGGAAATAGGATGGAGAAAATAGTATGGCAACACTGGATGAATTAAAGGCAAGGCTGAGGAGAGCGCTGGGGAATGTCCCAACAACTCAGTTGAGCGATGAACAGCTTTATGATGCGCTTGACAGTGCGCTCAAGGAGTATTCTAAATATAAACCCATCTATATTCTGGATTATCTGACTTCGACAAAGGATGTGGCAACGTATGACTTATCATCGAAGGAAGGGATTATCAAAGTTAAGGAGGTCTATTATTCGAGAGGACCGTTTGAGTATTTTGATGAATTCTGGCCTGATTATTCGGAGTTGGGTAGGCTTTCGGGGATAAATATTTTTGAGCATCCGTCGGTCTGGACTCAGTTTTTGCAGAGGGTTGAGCAGTTTGAGTATATATTTGAATGCGAGTTTGAGTTTGACCAGTCGACAAAAACGCTGAGGCTGATACCACCGCCTGACCAGACAGGAAAGAAGATTTATTTCTTGTATTCAAAGAGGCATACGGCAGGGACTGTGCCTGAGGATGATATTGATGTTCTGCTTTTATGGGCAAGGGCTGAGGCAAAGGAGATGATGGCGGCAAAAAAGAGCTATGAGATAAGGTCAGTGTCGGGGTATGGGGAATCGGTTACGCTCGGCTCAACTCCTGAGTCTTTGATGAGTGAGGCAGAGGAGCTGAAGAAAAGATTTTCAAAAAGATTTGGTAGTTCGGCCTTTGTAGTGGGGTAGGCTATGGGAAAGATTCCTGAGACTGATGCTGGGTTGTCTGAAGAGCAGGCAATACAGGCAGGGACTATTTTAAGGGAAGGGCTGGATATACTGAGGAGCCTTCAGTTTAACAAGAAGGCGAGTATCTTGAGGTATGAGATAGTGGATGAGGGAAAACCCCATCTTGGCATAGAACCAACGAGGAGGTTGGTCTCTGGGCTTGATGATTTGGATGTTTATGTTTCAAGGGTCAGCACAAGGGAGATATTGGCAGGTAGGGGAAGGATTGAGCTGACAGATTTGAAGTTTATTTTTTATGAGGAAGTAAAGGATACGGATGAGATAGTCTATAACGGCAAAACATATAAGGTTATCCAGGTTGAGTATTATGACCCCGATATAGGGAGGAGTATCGTGATAGCGAGGGCTGTATGATTGAGGTTGATTCTTCTTCTTTAAGAGAAAAACTTAAAAAGACAACTTATGAGCTTATGGATAATGCCAGAATCAAGGCTTATAAGCTTGCAGATTATTATTTGATGGTAATTAAAGAGAGGACACCTAAAAAAACTAGTGCTACTGCTAATTCATGGACGATACATTATCACAAAAACGATTTGGATGGAGTGGTTTGGGAGATTAGCCCTGATGGAAAAGAGGATATTGTTAGGTTCTTAGAGCAGGATACGAAGCCCCATATTATTTTGCCTAAAGATAGGGATGGAGTGCTGGTGTTTGAGAAGAGTGGTGAGATTGTTTTTACGAAAAGGGTGTTCCATCCAGGGACAAAGGGACGGTGGTTTGTAAAGCTTACACAGGATGAGCTTGATAAAGAGACAAAAGAAATAGCCGATAGGCTTATAAGTAGAATTAGGTCAATATGGCTGTGATGGAAGAATTATTCAGCTTGATAGGAGAATTGAAGGAATATATAGCTGATTTGAGAAACGGGTTTTTATCAATAGATGCAGTTATAAAGCTTCATGAAAAAAGGAAATTGAAGCAGGGTGAATCGCTTAGAATAATAAAAGACAGGATGAAAAAGATTGAGAGTATTTTTGAAGAGCTTAGGGTAATGGGGTTTTAGATGTATCCAAAGGATTATGAGCTGAATATAAGGAGGAGCTTCAATAGGTTTTTGATGGAGCGGTTAGGTGCTAACTACTACATAAATTTTATGGCTTCCGGGGATGAAGAGCTTGAGCGGAGAATTATGGAGAGGGTTGAGGGATACTGGAAGTGGATAGATATTCAGTGGATAAGGACTGGAAGTGGAATCTTTAGTGTAAGTCTTGTTCAGATAAACTGCAATACGATTATTGCTAATGACAGGTATGGGGTTGAGCTTATAAAGATGGTGGATGAGGTTCAGGAGGAGCTGAATGTGGATACGATAGAGCTTCTGGATTTTTCAAACAACCCTAATAGCCCTGAGCCAACGGGGAATGTTTTGATTCCGAGATACAGAGGAAGCAGGATGTTGCCTTCTCAAGCAGGAGATACCGTTAATACGGAGGCAATTGATTATAACATTTATGTATGGAGGGAGTCAGTCCTTCCATAGGGAGGAGGTGAAAAGATGTCATATCCCAAATTCGGATGTGCGGGAAACGTGGAGAGTGAGAGCCATGCCTATATGACAGACCAGCTTGAGTATAGGGATGGGTTTGACACAGATATTTTTTCATTAAAGTTTACGGATTCGCTGAGGAGAGGAAATCCGAGCTTTTGTGCGCAGGCTTATGGGATTGGGAAATCAACAGACCCAACGAGAAACAGTCTTGGAGTTCCGCTTGATACGGTGACAATGACAGAGGAAGAAGAGACGACAACACCGCATATGCTTGCCACTCAGCCAGGAGTTTCTCCATCGCTTGGAGACAAGCTGACCTATACTGATGGGCTTATCTTCTTTAGAAAGAAAGTGACGATTGTGATTAATGGGAGAGGAGACCCGCCTGAAGGATTAGGTCCTGAGGACAGGGGGAATACGTATATGGGGACGGTTTTGATTAAGCCTGCGGTTGGTGATGCACCAATAATTCAGAAAAGCGGTCTATATGTAAATAGGGTTGAGCTGACAAAAAGTGTGACTGACTGGCAGAAGTTTACGGTTGAGCTTGTAAAGTATGTTGGGAATACTGTTGAAAATGCCCAAGAAAATATGATTGAGCCTCAGCTTTTTACTGTTGCCGAGCTTGATGCAATAAGCCCATGGTATAAGATAACGAGAACAACTACTTTAAATTCAAATGATAAGCCGAATGTGGAAGAGACTGTAGAAATTTACGATGCTGAAGCGACGCCATAAGGAGCTTGCGGATGGCTTATTCTGTAGTAGTGGATAAGGTTTTGAAGACAAAGAGAAGAAATGAAAATCCAACTGTTGATGGGGAGTCGATTATTCAGGAGCTTGGCTGTGTGGAGCAGAAGACATACAGGTTTTTCTGGATAACGACTGAAGAGCTGCAGGCTGAGATAGAGAAGCTGGAGGCTGAGGCTGAGGACGGTTGGGTGATTGTTGGAGAGGTATCGAGAAGCCCGATACATGAGGCACTTGATTTGTATAATGCACAGGTCGTCATGAGGCGGCTTGTATCATCATAAAAGAAAGGAGGTTTTTGAATGGCTAAGACAATAACGATTGAATACACAAACCCTGTAACAGGGGCGCAGGCGACGAAGCAGGTTTCTGTAGATATTGAGAGATACAGAAGGGACACAGAGGAGGGAGCGGTTGAGAGCTTTTTCTTAAAAGCTACAGCTTCGGGGTGCGATGCCATTCTGGAGAATATAGATGACCTGATTGTTGACCTATTGGATGGGAAGCCCTCGAAGAACAGGTATGGGGTTGTCCAGAGCTATATTGATACGGCGTTTACAGCCAATGGAAACACACTCTCAGTTACTCCAGCAGCAGATGAGGCAGGTTTTGTGGCGGATGTTCCTTGCGTTGTGATGGATAAATATGGGAACGTGATAGACTGGTTTATCCCTTCAGCAGTTAGTGCGGATTTTACCATTCCGACAACTGGGGCTGCGGCTCTTGAGCAGGATTGTAAGGTAGGGTGGATTGTCCAGCAGGCAAAATACTTTTTATCCCCGCTCGGAGAAAACAGCCAGCTTGGAATTAAGGCGCAGTCTGAACAGCCGAGTTCACCTACTGAGGTTTCAGGGTCAGGTTCTGTGTCAGGTGGAATAAATGTAAGCTGGACAAAGCCAACGGATGCAGTGATAAAGTATTATGATATTTACTGTTATAAGACCACAAAGCCTGATGTAATTGAGCCAAATGCACTGCCTTCGGTGGCAGATAGAGCTGCTTCGCTTAGTTCGAGCAATGTGAACCTTACACAGTATTTTGATGAGTCAACGATGGAGCTGAAGAACCTTGATGCTGGAACTTATTATGTAGGAGTAGTGGCGAAGGATGGAGCTGGGATGGTTGATGTGAACGAAAGCGAAATAGCCTGGTCTGATGCGATAACGATTACATAATTTAAAGGGTGGCAACCCCCTATTCCCAAAGAGAGGAGGCTGAAGATGGCGAAGGAAGTGCCCGTGCCAGATGAATTAAAGATTTTGCTACCTGAACTGAACAAGGGAGTTATTGTGGTAGGCTCCAAGGCGTATGAGATTTACCCGCTCTATGAAGGACAGCTTGAGAAGATTTCGAGCGAGATAGCAGAGGTGATGTCAAGGATAAATTCTCCTGATGGACAGTGTCCTAAGTGTGGAAAGGTTGTTAAGTCTGCACTTCCGAGAAGGATTTTCAAATGCCCAGATGACGGCGAGGATTTGGTAACAATGAATGAGTCGCCGATGGAAGCAATTCTTAAGAGTTCGAAGATTCCGGAGTGGGTTGAGATGGTTACTGGAGTGCCGAAGCAGGAAGTAGCGGCAAACATGACGTTTGCTCAGCTTAAGCACTTTGCAGGGCTTTTCTGGAAGCTGAATTTCAGTGATGATGGTATGCCGAAGGAGTCCCTTGAAAATTTCAGGAGACTGCTGGGGATGATGGGGGGCACGGAGGAAGTGAAGAAGGAATCCCCAGCAGAGAAACAGGAAGTGCCCCAAGTTTAGGAGAGATTTACGAGGCTTTTGCTGCGGAGTATGGATGGACAAGGGATTATATACAGAACAACCTTACGAGACCGCAGGTAAGGCTTTACTGGTTTTATCTCAATAAGAGGAAGTTTAAGGAGCTTGAGAGGCAGGCTGTTGTTCTTTGGGGTTATGACCCAAATAGAAGAAAAAAGCAGAAAAGGCAGAGGGAGCTTGCAGAGAAGTGGCAGGAGGACCCGCTTTATGGATTTCCTAACGACATTGAGTATTTTACGAAGGACCAGATTATGGCGAAGATTTCGGTCTCAAGGAGATTCGGCAGTAAGCTTGCACCTGAAAAGAGATGGGATAAGGAGAGGGGAGATGCATGTTTAGGAAGGTATGGTGCGGTAGCAAAGCGGTGTTCGATGAATGACAAGCTGTGGGGAATTTATCAAAAAGCAAAAAGAAAAGGAATTGCGCTGACGCTTGAGGAGGTAAAAAAGATGATTCTCCTCGATATTAAGAGGTCAAAACTTTATCCGCCGGGGTGGAAGGATGATACGGTTTCTCCGCCTGAGTGGTATTTAGAGGAATTGAGAAAGAAGGGGTTGCTTGAGAAGATTCTCAAAGAAATAGATGAGGTAGCGAAGGCGTAATGTCTGATATAACGATAAAATACAGCTCAACGGGTTTTGAGAAGGTAGCAAGGGAGCTTTCGGAGTTAGAAAAGAAAGCCGGTGGGTCAGCTTCTTGGTTTACCCCAATGCAGAAATCGTTAAAGGATGCTGAGGGAGCGGGAGGGTCATTTTTTTCGAGCTTTTCAGCAGGGCTTGAAAAGTTAAAGCCTGTCTTGGCAGGTTTTGCTTCTGACCTTCTTAAAGTGTCTGGATTAATTGGGGGGCTGGCAGTTGCTGTGGGAGGTGCAACAGTAATTGCCTTTGAAAAGTGGACAATGAGTGTGCTTAAGACTACTGAGTCTTTCAGGATGCTTGAGATTTCGATGTATGGTGCTACGAAGAGTTGGGAGGCGGTGGCTACGGCTTCTAAGTTTGCAAAGGAATATGCTGCTGAATATCCAGCTATGTATGGCGATATTATGAGGGCATTGCAAAGTTTTGCATATATCCCTGCCCTGAGACCGATGATTCAGAGGGGGGATGTTCAGAACATGAAGGAAATGATGCATATAGTCCAGGGAATGATGACGATAAGACCTGAGCAGGGAGTAACTGGTGCAATCTATGCCTTAAGGGAGGCACTTGCTGGAAACTGGCGTTCTCTGATGTATAGGTTTGATATTCCGATTGCATCGATTGCAGAGGCTGCGGGGATGACGCTTGAGCAGATGAAACAGAGTCCTGAGCAGGCAGTAAAGGCGCTGAAGGCGTGGATAGATGAGTTTGTAGGTGCTGAGACGATGGCAATGATGGCAAAGAATTTATCAATCCAGGTAGGAAACCTGAGGGATAAGTATGAGATGTGGCTTGATAGGTTGGGAAAGACTGGAGTTTATCAGAAGGTTGTTGATTATCTTTTGAAGCTGAATGAAGCGATGGATGCGTTCATGCAGTCAGAAAGGATGGCTGAATGGACTGAAAGAATCAATAGTTTCCTTGAAGGGATTGTGGATAGAATTGCCTCAGTTTTTACGGAGGGAATTGATTGGGAAAGTGTAATGAGCTTTGAGGACCTGATGGCTGCGCTGAAGAAGGTAGGCGATAATGCGATAAAGGCTTTTAAGGATATATGGGATTCGATAAAAGACCCGATGGCAAAGGCACTGCAATCTGTTTTTAAGACTGTTTCTGAAATGGTAATGCCAGTAATTAAAGAGGTTTTTTATCCGGTGGGCAAGGAGATAGCAAAGCAGGTTATTAGTGGTGTCTATGATTTTATGAAAGAGAATCCACTGCTAAGTGCTTTGCTTTTAGGATACAAGGGTGCAACATTCGGTGCTCAGATTGGTGGGAAATTTGGAGCTTTAATTGGTGCAGGAGCTGGAGCGGTGGCTGGTGTTATGCCGTGGGTAATAGAGAAGGTTGGTGGGAAGAAGGAAGAAAAAGTAGCTGAGGTCGCAGAGAAGCATTTTTCTATACAACAGCAACTTACAGAGGAGCAGTTAAAAGAGCTTAATTATTGGAAAGAAATAAACAGAAATTTTGATACCTTCAATAGAGATTTTGATGCGTTGATTAGGTCTGTGTCAGGAGCAGTAGCTGGCGGTGGTGTTGGGGCGGGGGCTGAGAGAAAGCTGACGGCAGAAGAATTAGAAAAATTATCAAAAATGAGGGAACAGCAGGAATGGACGTTTTATACGCAGTGGTCGAGAATGGCTGAAATGATGGCAAAAGCTCCTGAGACAGCAGGACCGAGGATTTCTCCTTTCTACAGGTATGCAAGGGGAGAGATTTCGTGGGAACAAATGCTTGCAGCAGAAAGGGTAGAAAGATTTCAGGAAGAGCAGGTAAAAAAGCTTGAGGAGATGATTAGGGTTGCGCAGGAAACAGGAACCCCGAATTATGGATTGATGAGCAAGGCTTATGCAGAGATGTTTAACATTGCCTATCAAAGAGGAGATTTTGGGAGGGCTCAGGAATATATGAACCTTTCCCTTGATGCTCTGAAGGAGGAGATGGCAAAGCAGAGCGCAGATATGCAGAAAGAACTTGGATATTTAGCCAATATAGAGGCGAATACAAAAGATATGGTTGAGGTGGTAAAGATTACTTACGGGACTCCAGCCGGTTTAAGGACGACGATATATCATGCAGGGAGAGAGGAGGGCTGGAGTGAAGATGAATTGAGGTATCAGGTGAGGAGGGCGCTTGGAGAGGCTTAGGGATGGGAAGGCTTATAAATCTTTTTGATGATGATGTTTTAATAGTAAATGGAGTAGATACCGTAAAAGGTATTTCAGAGTATACGATTTCGAGGGGACGGGGTTCGATTGGTGCTGACTTTTCCATTACTCTGCCAAAAATAGAAACGCTCGTTGAGGCAGGAGATGAAGTGGAATTTAAGGATATAGAAGGAATAGTTACGAGCAAAGAGATAAGGGCAAGCGGGAATGGATTTATTACAGTGATAAATGGTGTATCAAAGATAGGGGAGCTGATAAGAAGAGCACCTATAAAAACGCTTACATATATGTCGCTTACGCCTGCCGAGAAGGAGGAGTTTGATATAGCCTGCGATGGTGATTACAGCGAGCTTGACTACATACCGCTGATAAAGTTGTGTGACCCGCAGACGTTTACAGGTGGATGGACGAGCAATGAGATAATAGAAGACCTGCTTGTTAACAGAGGAGGCTTTGAGGTTGTATGTAATGTCTACAATTACTGGGTAAGGCAGGTGCAGGCTTCCAATACTTCATCGTATTTTGATACGGTATTGTCTATAGTTTATTTTCTGAGGCCGATAATCTACGAACAGGATGGCATTATTTTCATTCTTGAGAGGCCTGTTGTTAACGGAACGATAACACTGAATAAGTTTTCTAATGTAGTGCAGAGGTATGTCTACAGTTCTGAAAGCAAGGCGAAGTATTTCAGGGTTACAGGCGGATACGGAATGTGGAGAAGGGATAAGTCAAAGGTTCCAGCTGAGCCTGAAAAGGAGACAACTCTTGTATCGGAGGCATATCAGGAGTCTCCGATGTATGGGAAGCTTGTGCTTAGAGGAGAGAAAGAGGTAATTGATAAGACAACTGGTTCGAGGTCGTACAGCTGGGGAGGGTTTGGTGAAGAGGAAAAAGCGCCAGAAGTGGTTGCAGAGTTTACATATCCATTAAAAGAACCCATGAGAGAGAGGTATACGACCACTGAGGTATGGAGGCTTGACCCGTATGGAAACTTCAAGGCTCTGCTTTCGAGGAGGAAGGTTGGATATAATCTGACGCTTGATGCTAAGGTGCTGGATGAGCTGGAGCTTTATGAGTATGATTTTCTCTCTGAGGAATACGAAAGACCGAGGTTGAGGTCAAGGAGAACGGTTACTGCGAAATATACGTGGGTTATAAGTGAATTAACTGGTTTGGTAACGAGCAGGCAGTATAACGAGAGAGCATCTGAGACGTCAGAGGCATGGGTTTACAGCGACAATGGGACTCTGCTTCAGGAAACAAAAACAACGATGATGGACTGTGTGAGGCTGGTTGCTGGAGATGAATATGTGGCAGTAGATGTAGCGGATAAGTATTTCAGGGAAGAGGGTTCTGAGGATTATGCAACAGTTGAAAGGATGGTGGTTGAGGAGGTTGTAACTAATTACAGGCAGATATCGCCTGATGTGTTTGAGAAATCAACGACTATAAGGAAGCTTGGACCTTTATCAAGGAAAATCGGACAGGAAAACTATGTTACTACTTCAACAATGGTAAGAGGAAGGGTGCAGAGAAGTCCTATGGTTTACAGGAAGATGATTGTTGAAGTGGATAATATACCTGATGATTCTGATGAAACGATTGATGTTCCTGTAATGAGTATAAGCAATCCAAATATTATTGACTGGGATGATGCTGAGGCTATTTTCAACAGGCTCAAGCAGCAGGCTCTGGAGTCGAATTATGTAGAGAGGGTAATTACAGTGCCTTGGGATATTCCAGTGGATATTGGATGGGCAATAAGCCTGCCGGGCATTGATGTAGGGAAAAAGCTCGAAAAGCCATCGGCAGGAGCACCTTATGAAGAGGATTTTCAAACAATACCTGAGGTGGTTATCCCCAATTACTCACTTATTACTGGTTATGAGAAGAGGAAGAGGGCTGGAGAGCCTTCCATTGAGACTGTGATAACTGTGGAGGCAAGGTGAGAAGGCAGGAATTGGAAAGAGAAAAGCTTAGAAAATCTGCTGTTGCTACGGATGGATTCGTAAGAGGCATAAGTTTAAGCTACGGGATTGTTGTAGGTGCTGAAGGTCTTAGTGTATCTAACAGCCTGTTTTCGCATGGAACGGTTATACCGTGGTTGGAGAGCAGACATATTAAAATACTGGTTGGTGCGGATTGAAAGGATTACAGAATATTACACAGGAAAAAGTAATAGCGAGGCTTGGTGGAACGTCGTTTCTCACCGAAACTGGAAAGGTGATAGAGGGAGATTACACGGTTGGGGAATATGCTCCTGTGATTTTTGATAAGATGGCTTGCAGGTTTATACCTGTTTGGAAGAAGGATGTTGGGATTGGTGAGCCGATAGCCAAAAGGGTTGAGGATGAATATGCGGGTGGTTCTTATACGGTATATCTTTATGGGAGCGCTGTCAGGTATGATGCCGAAGAGAATAAGATATTTTGGGAGACAGTTTCTCAAAACGATAATTATTATATTGATTTAGATGGAGTGGTGGTTAACAGCGAAGAGACCCTCATGTTGAGGGTAGTTGAGTATAGGTCAACGGCGGGAGTGCTTATCTATAAAGATACAAGCGATTATTACTGGGTTGTTAAGTTTGAGCTTACGGGTATAACTGACCCACGGGAAGAGTATGAATACGAGGGAGACGATTATTTGAAGTGCGATTATGTATATGGGACTGAGCAGATTAACCTGAGTATTACTGTTCCAGGTGGTTTTAATGGGTTTGCAGGCATAACACTGGTTAATATTTCAGACCCGTGGATAGAGAATTTGGTGTATGACGGCATATTTGAACAGGAAGTCTTTTTAGAGCTTAAAAACGTTGAGGTTTATCTCGAAGATATAGAGGAGCATGGTGTTAATAATATCAGGTATGAGCTGTTTGCAAGCGGAGAAATCTACTATGGTTATCACTGCCTGCTTCACTGGCCGTCGTTTGACCCTGGGGATGAGCATATAATCAATGATTCGTTCACGATTAGGCATGGTTTCTATAATAGAGGTAGCGGATGGGATGGAGCTGTTAATATATTTGCTCCAACTGGAACGGCATACCTTGGAATAACGCAGTATGCCTGGAAGCATGGTGCCCCATGGTATAGAGCATATAAAGTTTATGTGCCTATTGAGAAGGGTGAAATTACATTTGCTTATGAAGGCGGGCATTACTGTGTGAGCTACTGCGATGAGCCGTGGAAGTTTTTGGAGACATATCCAATTTTTGACATTTCGGGAAGCTATATAGCTGGATGGTTTGTGAATTACTACTCGATGCTTAATCCAGAGTATTATCCTTATGAGCCGAATTATCATCATAAGTGGTTTATCTGGATATCGGTGACGGATTTTAGGGAAGTAATAATGCACGACTGGATTAACGACAGGCTTTACGGGACCGGCACGTTTAGACCAAGAGGCGGCGGGATAATGACCGGTGAGAATAAATACAGGTGTATGGAGACAAAGTCGTTTTTCAGGTGGTCTCCGCTTACTGGATATTCATTAAATCTGTATGTGATAAACGATGTGGTTTATCTTGAGAGTTCGTATAGTGATGGAGATGGGGAGACTGTTATTGAACCAAAGGAAATACCTGAGGATGAAATGGGAAGTGATTATCCTCTCGGAAGGTGTGCAAAAGAGTTACAGCTTGCTTCGAGGAAAATGAATTTAGAGAAGGTCCCTGGAATTTACGATGTGATATTCAGGGTTTATTGGTATGGGTCGTATTATCGTGAGGAACATCAGTTTACGGGGAAAGTTATAGGAGAAGAGGCTCTGACTGATATGAGTAGGTATCACACTACTGGAACGAGCTATCCGATGCAGGTGGTGGCGGATTTTCTTTCAGATTTTGGGCTTGTCGAGAGGAAGTTTGCAGAGGCAATCACTTATAGATATTAGGAGGAAGAAAAATGTATGAAGAGATTGGAATTATAGATGTAGGCAAAAGGGGGAGAGAGAAAAAACATAAGTTTTGGGTTGGTGTATGGGAGATTTATCATTTTGATAAAGATAATAGGCTTATTTGGAAGGAAGAAGTGGAGAATGCACTTGCAGATGAAGGTGAAGAATCCATGCTTGATGTGTATTTAAGGGGCGCAGCAGCACCAACGAACTTTTACCTTGGACTTGCAAACGATACGCCGAACGACCAGACAACACTTGCAACCCTTCAGGGAGAGCCTTCGGGGAACGGCTATGCAAGACAGCAAATAGAGAGGTCAGGCACTGGATGGCCGGTATTTGAAAAGGACGAAAATAATGATTGGAGGGCAACTTCTAAACTTGTTACCTTTACGGCTTCAGGAGGTTCGATTGGTCCTGTTAATCTTATGTTTTTGACTGACGTTGCCTCTGGGACAAGCGGGAAGTTTTTAGCATGGGCAGCCCTTTCGCAGTCGAGAACTTTATCAAACGGAGAGAGCCTGGGATGTAAGATAAAGATTAAGCTCTCGTAGAGGGGATAAGAGAAAATGTATGGGATAACGATACCAGTTAATGCGAGAAGAGCCACTGAAACAGTTGAAAACGAGAGAATAACGATACCAGTAAGCACTCCTTTTGAGTATAGGCTAAGAGAACTGCCTTCAAGCGTAGAAGGAGTAAAGATAAGGAGAATAACAAGTGCTGTAAAGACTGGGACTGGTTACGGGAGCATGGCAAGCGGTGGATATTATGCTGGGATTGCAACGAGAAGCTATGTGATTGTAATAGATGGAGCTGGAGAGATTGGAGAAGCTACTTTTAAGTGGTCAAACGATGGGGGGCAGACGTGGGCTGGGACTCAAATTCCAATACCTGATGAGGAGCCGATTGACCTTGAGCTTGGAGTTCAGGTGACTTTTACTGGTAGCGAATCGGGACAGGATTTTAACCTCAACGACAGATGGGATTTTACGGCGGAGTATTGGACAGAGGTTAATTCGATTCCCACATCTTCAAAGACTTTTCAGGTGGACTACAGCACTGGGCTGGTTACGTTTTACAGCGGAGATGCTGGAGCAGTGGTATACGCTACCTATGAGGGAAGGGGAGGTGTAGTAAAGGCTGAAGATATAGAGCAGATAGTTTCATACCTTGAAGATGGGAGAATTGTAATATCTGGTGTAAATACATCTGGTTTAGATGTAGGGACTTTTGTTTATGCTTCCGGGGTTGATACATTTGGGAAGGCAGACCCAAGCGATGACACAAAGCCGGCAATTGGTTGTGTGAGCGTTTCTGATAGTGATAATGGAGAGGTGACTTTATTTGGAAAAGTAGAAGGTTTCAGCGGTTTGGCGGCAGGGAAAGAGTATTATCTTTCTGCCAATGGTGGTTGCTCTCTAACAGCTCCTGTTTCGGGGATACAGCAGGTTGTAGGAAGGGCTTTAAGTACAAGCGTGATGTTTATCAATCCAATGTTTAAAGGAAACGAGCCGAAGGCGGTTGTATTGAGGGGATTAAATACAGGAAGTTTCAATGAAAGGGATTTGGTTGGTATAGGTGCTAACAATACTCTTGTCAAAGCAAGTGCTTCGTGGGCAAATCTTTTCCCGGCAGTAGGATTTGTGAGGAAGGTAAGTGCAACGGAGGGAGAGGTTGTTCTTTTTGGAGTAATGGGAGGATTCAGCGGGCTTACAGCTGGAACGAGGTATTATTTATCAACTGTTGATGGAGAGTATACAGATACTCCACCTGCAGGAACAGGGAATATACAGCAGGTTGTTGGGAGGGCTATAAGTTCAACGACAATGTTAGTTGCTGTTTCACAGGAGTATAGGACGAATACCTAATGGCAACACAGTATAGAGTGCCTACAAGTTCATATGCTATGTTACAGTGGAGTGGTTATCCAAGTTCTGACAACTGGGATAATATAGATGAATATCCAGGCTTAGACGATTATGATTATAACTATACAAGTGGTGCTGAGCAGGAAGATGCTTATTACGTGAACCCTGATTTTTCTGTTCCGGCTGGTTCAACGATTAACTATGTTGCTGTTCATCTATACGGGAAAGCGGATTATTGGCCGGATGCTCAGCAGATTGGTGCTGTAATAGGACTTAATAATTACTACGAGTATTGGCAGTGGGATTCATGGCCGTCTGATTATTATGAGGAGAAGGTATTTTATTGGTATAACAACCCCTATACTGGTAGCAGCTGGACTGTAGATGAAGTAAATGGAAATGGAGATACTGGATTATCGGTGTTTGGTTATATAGGGGATGACCATGATGGAGTGTATAAATATGTAGCGACTGCCTGGATAGAAGTTGACTATACGGAAGGAGGAGGCGGTTATTACGAAGAGGAAAGGCAGGTTGATGTTGGTGCTGAGGTTGCAGGCGAAGAATATAGGGAGGAATCTGAGGTATCGGCAAGCGTAACGGTTACTGGGGATGAAGGAGAAGATGGCTTAATTGAATCAAGAGCAATTGTTAGGTCGGTAACAGCAGAAAAGTATCAACCAGTGGTTCTTGGAAGGGACCCTGCTCCAGGAGAAACCTGTGTAAAGAGAAATAAGAAGGTTGGTTTTTTCATTAGAGGGCAGATGCTAGATGGTGTTGATATAGATACTGTAAAGGTTTGGATTAACGGTGTCTCTTATGACAAGAATGACCCTGAATTTTCATACCAGGGCTATGAAGGTGAGTATTGGATTGAGGTTGACCATGATGAGTGGGGTTATGAGGAAAGTATTAGTGTTAGGATAGAAGCTGACTCAGTGCTTGGTGAAAGTATGACACCTGTAGAATACAGCTTTACTACAGAGTGGGAGGATGAGAAGACGAGAGCTGGATATGGAAGAATAGAATTATTCCAGGCAGACAGATACGATATTGACTGCCTTACGATAGATGAAATTTGGGTTAGGCAGGGGGTTGTGAGATACAGTCCGGTTTATGAGCTTTGGTGGGGGAGGTATCAAAAACTGCCTTACATTGAAAGGATGAAGATGCGCGTAGTGGCAGGCGATAGGGTAAGTCTTGGAAGTGAGGTTCTTTCAAAGGGATACTTAAGCGTGAGAGTTAATGATGGAGATTTTACCCCGCTTTATGAAGATACAGTGGTTGATTTAGGGCCTATGTTTACTCATTCGAAGAAGGATTTAATGTTCAGGCTACTAATTCCGGAGGGAGCTGAGACAAAGAGATATTTTGTTTTAGAGCTGGTTTTTGAGCCTGCTGTTGCTTTCTTATACAGCAGATTTCTTTACGGGACAGCTATGTATTTGGTAGGTGAACCTCTTAAGATTGTTGTGAGAAAACATATTTATAGAGGATATGTATTGGATTCTATGATGTGGGGAAGTTTAATCACTGGAGGAGTGCTTGCTTATCCAACATATAGGGGAGAGGATAAGCAGTGGTAGGAGAGTAAAAAATGGGAGCTGGAACATATAATTTTACGATAGAGCAGGGAGCAACGTTTAAGCGAATAATGACGTGGAAGGACAGCAATGGTAATCCGATTTCACTTGTTGGTTATAAGGGAAGAATGCAGATAAGGCAGGCAAAGGATTCAAGTAATGTAATCATGACTCTTGATACTGAAGATAATGGTGGGATGGCGTTAGGCGGTGTTGAGGGGACTATAACGATAGAGATTTCTGCAAGCAGAACTGCGGGGCTTGATTTTAGGACTGCTGTATATGATTTGGAGCTTGAAAAAGATGGAGAAGTTGTGCGGTTGCTTGAAGGAACGGTAACTTTATCAAAAGAGGTGACAAGATGATTAATTGCAGTGTTGAAATTCAGGAAGTCAATAATGTTGTTTCAATTAACGAGGAAACGCAGGAAGTTGAAATAATAGAACAGCCAAAAACAGAAGTTGTTGTTTTAGAGGGGATTTATATAGTTGGGGGAGGATATGAAGGGACTGAATTCTCAGAGATAAGACTTGTCCCAAAGGCTTCATCAAGCGGGCTTGAGGGGACGATGTTTTACTGCAGTGAGGATGACCATGTTTGGGTTGCAACAGAATAAAGAAAGGAGGGGAAGAGGATGCAGCTGACGGTATGGATAAATAAACCAACAAAGGTATTTATGGGGGGAGACCCGCAGAAGGGGCAGGTGCCATTTACAACGCTTGAGCTGAAGAAAGCGCAGATAATCGTTGACCAGGAGAAGCAGACAATAACGATAATAGAGGAGTAAAAGAATGGCTATAACTTGGAAAAAGTTAGCCTTCGAAGATGATGTAATAAAAAAATCTATTATAAATGCCAAAGGTGATTTGATAGTAGGTAGCGCTGAGGATACGCCATCTATACTTTCTGTTGGTTCGAACGATAGTATACTTGTTGCTGATTCGAACGAAAGTCTTGGTGTTAAGTGGAGAGATTTTTCGCAGAGCTTTTTCCAGCAAGCAAGTATGTATAGGTCGGGTTCGCAGTCTCTTGCTAATGACAGTTATACGAAAATTTTGCTCAGCAGTATAGAGTTTGACCCTTATAATATTTGCGATACTTCGAATAATCGAATTCGGCCGACGAAGGCTGGATACTATTTGGTTAATGGTGTTGCAGCGACAAACCTCGGTGGAAACGCTATTGGTGGAACGTTTACTTGTTTTATTTATAAAAATGGGAGCCAGTCGGGACATGGGACTGAAGTTCAGACTAATAATATAGGTTGGGTATGGAGTAGGGTAGAAAAACTTTTATATCTGAATGGTAGTAGTGATTATGTAGAATTATATGCATATCAATATAGCGGTGCGGCAAGGGATTTGCTTTGGGGAGCATTATTTGTTGTAGGTCCATTCAGTCAATCACTTTTTACAGGGCCAGCTCCGAGTGCATGGAGAGTGGTTAGTGAAGCCGATTTAACTAATGCTTCTTCTTATACATTCAGCGGACTTGATGGTAATGCTGACAGAGCGTATAAGATTTTGATAGATGGATATGTTGTAGGTTCTGGGTCTGTTAACTATTATCCTTACATTACACCTAATAGTGCCACTGGTGACACGTATTACAATACGGAACATTATTCGACAGAGACAGGTCAAGGCGTTGATAATCCTTCGAGATCTGGGTTTGTAATAGGATATACAAGAGCTGAAAATTCAAATCTTTCATATAAGGCAGAGATAACTATTCCTGCAAGAACTGGAACGAGAAGGGTTGCTCATTCGTTGATGTGGCAGGGGTCAGAATCTGGAACTGTAAGGCTTACTACTCAGACGGTTGGAGTGTGGGCTAATAGTTCAAGCAATATTAGTTCGCTTGTAATAAATTTTGATGGCACAACATTTACTGGAAAGATTACACTGCTGAAGCTAACAATAAATGAAAGTGGAACGGATGGATACTGGACGCTTGCCGGAAGTGTTTTGTCGCCTAATCAGTCAAATTGGGTTGTTGATGTAAAGGCTCAGAAAGCATCTATGTATCGTTCGGGGGCTAGTCAATCTATTCCAAATACTACTTGGACTAAGATACAGCTTAATGAAGTTAGTTTCGACCCTTATAGTATTTGTGATGTTTCAAATTATAGAATTAAACCAACGAAAGCAGGATACTATTTGGTTATTGGATATGGAAGTATTGATTTGGCTAATGGTGGAAAGGTTTTTGTTGTAGCTATTTATAAGAATGGTAGTGTATTGGTCTACGGGACGGATTTAGCTTTATCATCTGGGATAATAGGTTACACAAGAAGTATTGTGTCACAGATTGTTTACATGAATGGTAGCACTGACTATTTAGAACTGTGGTGTTATCAGGAGAGCGGAGCTGCAAGGTCGCTGTTATCAGGAAGTGAAAATACGTATTTATCAATAGTAGGTCCATTATAAAATAAAACAATTAAGGAGGTTAGAAGAGTATGGCAATTACATGGAAAAAATTAGTTTTTGAGGATGATGTAATTCTAAAGTCCATCATCAATGCTAAGGGAGACCTGATTGTTGGGAGTGCAGATAATACGCCTGCCATACTATCGGTAGGAGCTGATGGTAAGGTCTTAAAGGCAAATTCTGCAGCTACTTATGGAGTTGAGTGGGCTGACCCTGGAACACCTGGCACTCACCATACCACACATGAAAATGGTGGGGCTGATGAGATTAATGTAGCAGGGCTGTCAGGAGAATTGGCTGACCCACAGCCTCCCAAGACACATGCAACATCACATGAGAATGGAGGGGCAGATGAGATAAATGTTGCTGGATTGTCAGGGGAATTGGCTGACCCTCAGACTCCAAAGGCACACGCAACGTCGCACAAGAAAAGCGGGTCAGATGAGATTAAATTGAATGAGTTTGGAGACCCAACTGGAAACGTGGAATTTAATAAGAACCAGGGCTTGAATTTTGTTCTACATAAAGTTGCAAATGAAGCTGGAAGACCCACAACTCCAGAGGTAGGCCAGATAATATTTCAGAGCGATACGCTGGCTGCATACATTTGCACAAGTAATTCTTAATAATTAGAGGGGCAAAAAGAAATGGAAGGCCGGCTGGATAAGCTCGCTGAATTACATGGTAGGATTGTAGATATAATTAATGAAAGTGGCTTGGGGCCTGAAGATGTATTAGTAGTGCTGGAGATTATCAAAGCGGTAACTCTAAAGGCACTGCTTATTATGGTTGGGAAGAATGAATAAAAATTAAACCGAACGGGAGATTTGTAAAATGAATGCAGAATCTTACTCTTTTTTCAATCTTGCATTCCAGATAGTGATTGTAATTTTTGGTGTAGTGCTGTCGGTTGTGTGGTATTTAACGAGGAGGTCGGTTTGGGGAGAGATAGATTTACTTAAGAATTCAAAGCAGGATATTAAGGTATGTAATCAAATAGAAGAGACATCAAAAAGGGACAGGGCTGAAATAAGAGAAGAACTTAAAGAAGCAAGAAAACATTTGATTAGGATGGATAAAAAGATAGATAGGCTGATGTGGGCATTGAAGATTGAAAACAATGACCCCAATATGGATTCATAATGCAGTTTTCTAAAAAATCAGTGATTTCAATAAGTTAGCTTACAATTTTAGTCACTCCACATTACAATTTTAGTCACTCCACAAAAAAGTTTCAGAATCAACGATTTAAGAGATTTTCTTTGTAATTTCAAGTAGTTAGGTTACAATTTTTGTCACTTCAATTTAAAAAGTCGTAGAAAAACCTAATAAAATCAATAAATTATGTCAGTTTAATATAGGCACGTCGCTTGCATCCAAAATTAATAAAAAATAAATAAAATTAAGGAGTTAGGTCTTTGGAAATTCTGAGGGTTGAGGAAAGCAAAGGTTGGTTGGAAGAAATGGGAGCTGAGGTTGAGGTGATGAGCCTCGTGGCCCCCCACCCAGTCGGCGACTTGGATAAGCCAAAGGCGATCTGGGTTGCTCGATATGAAGGTGGTGAACGTAAAGTCACATTAGGCTCCCAGAGTAGGTCAATTGGCTGGAGCTGGAATCAATCCCGTAAATCCCCTCATGAGGGGTAGGAGTTACGGCAGGGTAGCACAGCCCGATCTCCTGAACTAAGCCGTCCACCTGAGCAAATTGTGCTGAATGGGCAGGTGGTAAGCCCCGACTGGTGGAAGAAAGCCGAAAGCAGTCTGCCAAGGAGTGATGGCTGCGAAGGATTGCAAGTAGGCGATGTTGGCCGCTGTGGTGAGGCTCTGTAATGGATTCACTCCCCTAACAGATGACCTTGCTGAAATCCAGACAGTGGGCAGTCCAACCGAAACCAGTTTCCCCAATTCTACAAAAAGAGGGAAGAAGATGAACAGAAGATTGAGAAGCAATTGGCCCGATGAAATTCAAGGGAGATATGATGAGGGATACCTTTTAGGTATCCCTAAAGTTCAAGGTAAATTTAGATGTAAAGTATGTGGTTGGGTGCCGTATTTTAAATCTGAAATCCCAGCCTGGAAGCAATTGGCAAGCCATAAGGCATATAAACATTAAGCCCCACTATGGGTTGTCCGTCCTGATATTATTATGGCTTGAAGTTACGCAGATGTTAGTATAATCATATTTATAACGCAATTAGGAGGAAACTATGTATCTCTGTAAAGATTGCGGTAAAGAGTGGGAGCCTAAGGGGATTTATGCTGGATTTTATTCCGCTTGTCCTAAATGTGGGAATTGCAACATTGAGGAAATGGTGGATTACAGGTGGTGTTCTATTCGTGGACAGAGAATCCATATAAAAGTATGCGAGAAGATTAGAACTAAGGGGTGTATGAAAAAATGCCCGAATGGAAAGGAGTTCAAAAATGAAAGCAAGAAGGTGTAAATGTGGAAGGGTCATCACTTCTAAAAGAAGGAAGATTTGTATTTGGTGCTTTTTATCTAAATGAATGAAAGGAGGAGTAATATGGAAATTAGAGGAAAATTAGCGAAAGTTTTTTCATCTCTTGAAAAAGATGGATTCATCGCGAGGATGGACTGGAAGTGTTGTCAGACTTGTGGTTGGAATGCAATTGCTAATGAAGTAGAAAGGGCTGATTACCCAGTAAAAGGTGCTGTATTTTTCCATTCCCAAGACGCTGACGATTTATTAGAAAGAGGAAGGGTTTATTTAAGTTATGGGTCGATAAATGGTGATGAAGAAGAAGATAGAAAGGTTGGAGAAATTGTCTGTTCTGCTTTAAAGGAGAGTGGGCTTAATTTTAAATGGAGTGGAAACCCTTCTGAGAGGATTTTAGTTTTTTAAGGGGGTAGTAAAGGATGAAGGCAAAAATAATTGGTAAAAAAGATGGTTTTGAGGTAGAGATTCCAGCTTTTTATGACCCGTTTTTCAAAACGATAGCTTTTGGTCCAGTTGTAGTGCCTTTAAGTGAGGCTGGATTATATCTAAATGCTCTCTATGGCGCCGACCTTGTGGATGTGGTGCCATACGAAAATTAAAGGAGGTGCAATATGTCAACAAGAGGGGCAATAGCAAGGTTAAATGGAAATGGTGGCTTCAAAGGGGTCTACAATCATTTTGACTCTTATCCTGAAGGGCTTGGAAGGACGTTATTTAAGATTTATCGTGAGGTTTTTAACAAAGATTTAAAGGCCATGACCAAATTTTTAATTGATGACCATCCTGCAGGCTGGTCAACGATTAATGGATGTGATTTTTCACTACCTGCTGGTTATAGCATGTGGCCTAATAACGATACTACTTGTAAGGCTTGTGGTAAGGAGAATTGGAGACATTATCGGCAATATTACAAGGAGATGAATGAGGAATTACCACCACCTGAAAGCTGGTCGAAAGAAAATGAAGTCTTGGTTTTAGGGCATGGTTTTGTTTTTCCAGAAAAGCCTCCCACTCCACCGCAGTGCTATTGTCATGGAGAACGCCATGAGGAGGCATGGGAGATTACAGAGAAAAATGCTTCTTCATCTGGAATCGAGTGGGTTTATGCTTTTGATGAAGAAAAGAATGAGATGCATATTTTGGCTTCTTATTATGACCCAAATGGGAAATTTGCAGGTAAAAAGATGATTGGGATGTTTGGATTTGGCGACCCAAATGCAGTATGGAAAACAGTGGTTGTGGTTGATTTGAACGGAGATGAGCCAGATTGGGAACGAATAAAAGCATAAGGAGAAGGTTATGGAAAAAATTATCCAAGAATGGAAAGTCCAATCATGGACGAGTGATGTTCTTTATACAGTCAGAAGAGATGGGAGTAAATGGTCGTGCACCTGCTATTACTGGCAGAATAAAAAGAAGCAGTGCAAGCACATTACCCAGAAGAAGCAGGAGCTGGGATTGATTAAGCCTGACCTATCCCATTACAGGTCAGCAATTCAAAAGGCAATTAGGAGAGGAGACCTCAGTCTTCTTAAAAAATGTTTTTCAAAACTGTGGCAAGATGATAAAAGCTGGTTATTATGGAGGCTTCCTGTTTTGGCGTGTGAAGAGGTATGGACATTTACAGGTTTGGCTGTTGAGATGGCAATGGATAAGGAGATTGGAAGAGAACAGATTTGGAAGCTTTTAGCTAATTTAACTCTTAAACCAAAAAATAAAGAGGCTGAGGGGATAGCAGAGCTTCTGTTTCTTTATAAAACAAGGGGATTTGATGCAGAAAAATTTATCGAGGATGAAGAGAAGTTGAGGATGTTTAAAGAGATTCTGAAACTTAAAGAGAATGAAAAGTTATGGAAGGAAAATAAAGAAGAATATTGGAAATTGTATAGTGAGCCTTTAAATGAGGCGAGTCAAAAGTTTTTCAATCAGATAAAGAGAAGAATTAATTATGCTGGTCCGTCAGATATGTTTGTGGTAGCTGCTTATTTCTCTACTATTTATGAATTGGAAGAGGTTGTGCTTGATGAAGTGACGGGAGAGGAAGAGGTCGAGCCTGCCGACAGGATTCCCTGGTATTGTTATGATATGCATACATCAGTTGGTAAGCAGGTCTATTATCAACTTAAAAAAGCTTATGGAGAGGAAATGGGAGAATATCTTGGGAATGAGCTTTGGTGGTTTGAAGAGAGTGCTGTCTGTGACAGGCTTGTCAAAGATAGTTACTGGTGGTGGAAGAATAGAGAAATCTATTATCGAAAGAGAGGAAGAACTATTGAGCAGGCAGAGAAGGATTGGGAGATTTGGGGTCGTGAAATAAAGGATAGAGTTGTTGAAAAGATTAAGGCATTTGAGAAAGCATTTAGCAATTCAATTTAACCTTCCGTGAGTTTTTAAAATTCTTCCTGTAAAAATCCTGCTAAAAAATTACTAGTTGCAAATCTTTGCAAGAGGAGGATGAAGTATGGGTTCAAATAATATACGTGCAATTAGGGAATTTAACAGGAAGGTCCTTTATAGGGCTTTAGGAAGTCTCAAAAGCGAGGGAATCATAAGGGTTTATGGACCGCCAATTGTTGACCGGTTGGATAGGTGGAAAGTCGCAGGTTTTTTAAGCCAAAGAGGGTATCGTGGTGGATGGAATGTTGTTAAGTGGAATTACTATGGGTTTTTGAGAAAGAGTGACGTTGCAGTAACTTTTGCTGGTATCGGTCAAAAAGAAACTAAACTTGTTGGGAAGCGAATAGTTGAAGCTCTAAGGGAAGCTGGGCTTTCTGCTGATTGGGATGGAACTTTGAGGGGGAAGGTCATAGTTAATCTTGAAAGGCAGGAGTTATTGAATGGATTTCCAAAAGTTGTTGTTGATGTGTTTAATTCAACGATTGAATCTGCTAGGCAAAGGACGAATGCTTAAAATGGAGGTGATTTTTATGAGAGTGATATGTATTTACTGTGGTATTTTGTGTGACTTAATAGAGCCTTTTGATGATGACCGGGAGATTCAAGGGATATGCGATGAGTGTTATGAAATTTCAAAAAGAAATTTAGAAAATGGAAGGAGGTGTATAAAATGAGCGTTATATTGAGTGAAGGAGCTACAAATTATCTGATGTGGTTAGAGAGGAGACAAAAAGGAAAAAGAGGAAAGGCGTTGAAGGTTAGATGCAGGGCTTGTGGTGGAACTTGGGAAGAGTATGTATTAGGGCAAGATTATCCACCGTGTCCTGCTTGTTGTAGTAAAGATGTAGGCCCAAAGGAGGTGTAATATGGCAGAAATTATTAAAGAAATTTGTTGTGAATGTGGAAGAAGTGTAAAGCCTGGGTCAGGTCTTTTCATCAATAGAGTTAGAGTTTTTGATTCTTTTGATGAAAGAGTTGAGATGGGGAAACCTTACCCAGAAGGCGATTTTGTTTGCAGAGAGTGTGAGGATAAAAACAGCAATCAATGAAAGGAGGTAATAGCTATGGGGTATTATTCAACTTTAATTGCTCAGAAACCTGTAAAAACTGAATTGACGAAAGAGGAGTTCTTTGAAAGATGGGAGAAAGCCAAAGAGTCTTTGGTTGGAACTGAAGATGAAGGTTACCTTGATGAATATAAATGGGAAGTTTGGAAGGAAGAAGGTGGGTTTACGTGGTATTTGCTTGATATGGAAGAGTGGTATGCTAAGCACTACGCTGATGAACATCTGGCCAAATTTATATCTGAAGTCATCGTAGATGGAGAGAAGAGTTTATTGGAGTTTAACGGGGAAGACGGTATTAATTGGGGGTATTACATTACAAAGGGGTCTGTAAAAGAAATTGAATATGTAAAAATGGTTGATGGAAAAAGAATTGAGTAAAGGAGGTAGACATGCCTAAAAAATGGTGTCCAGAATGTGAAGAAGAAAAAGAAGTGATTAACAGGGTTTTTTCTGTAATGGCAACTTGGGACGAGGAAGAAGATGATTACCAATCTTCTGATAATTGTAATGGAAGGCTGTATGATGAATGCATTGAGTGTGGTGCTGTTTTAGAAGAAAGGGAGGTGTGAATTTATGGAGGAGATAAAAGAGAAGGAGTTTATGGTGGTGCTAAAAGTAAAGGTTAGGGGATATGCCTCTATCAAGGATTTTGAAAGGGAAATTGAGGTGTTTAATTCTGCTAATAAAGGGTTAATTGAGGCAGAGGTGGAGGAGATTAAAGAAATTTGGGATTTAAAAGGGATGATTGATGGGTTTGCTGATAGGATTTCATCTTACCATAACTCCATTTATCAGGAGCCTCTTGATTGTGATGAAACAGATAAGATTGGTAAGTTGCTTACTCTTGAGCTGGATAAAAGGCAGGGCAACTTGGAAGGAGATGAGGAGTATTATGACAGGCTCCTGGAGATTGAATTTAACTGAAAGGCGGTGATGTTAATGAAAGTGATAAAAGCGCTGGTGGAGTATCAAATAAAAATTGACGAGTGGGCGCATGAGGAGCCTTGTTATCAAACACCTGACAATTATTTAGAAGTAGTATATGACTGCTTAAAGGAGTCTGACCCGATGGATTATCAAAACGTCTTTTATGATGCTTATTCAAAGGTAAAGATATTAAGTTTTGAGGAGGTGAAGACCAATGAGTGTTCGAGCATACAGGGTCATTGAAATTAAAACTGCTCATCCTGAATCGTTTAACTTATGGCATGATGATGAGGTTTTAGGATGGCTTGAGGCGCACACAGATTTTTTGGACAAATTGGATCGAGGTGGGAATGGTTTGACTTCAATTTTGGTAGAGGATTTAGAGAGGATGTTGACTGAGATTGGAGATAGTCTTGATAAAGATACGAAAGAAAGAATTGAGGGCGACATTAAATTTGCAAAAGGCAGGGGGGATTTAGATATTCAATATTATTGTTATTGATTGAATTTTTAGTGTTGGATAGGAGAGCCACGAGATGATGGAGGTCTCGTGGCTTTTTTTATTTTTAGAAGAAAGGAGACGATGATGTTTAGAGTTAGAGAGGCAGTAGTGAGATATAAGACTATATCTTCTCCAATAAGGAGTATAGGAAGACCAGCAGACGTATATGATTTTTTCAAAAGCATGGTAGAAGGAGAAACGAGAGAGAATTTTTATTGTCTGTATCTTGATATAAAAAACAAAGTTATTTGTTTTGAAAAGATTGCAATGGGAACTTCAACGGCTGTGAATATTGACCCTAAAGAAATTATAAGAACGGGGTTGCTGGTTGGTGCAGAAAGATTGATTTTGGCTCATAACCATCCTTCCGGAGACAGCACGCCAAGTCCTGAGGATGGAAGTCTTACGATTAAAGTTGGTCAGATTTCAAATATGTTTAATATGGAGCTTTTAGACCATGTCGTTGTCGGGGATGGTCAATTTACAAGCCTAAAAGAAAGGGGGATTTTATGATTAGGGTAAAAGATTTGGTTGATGTTGCTGACCCAGATTTTGAAGAGCGTCAAGGAGAAATTTTTCTTTGTTTAGATTGCGGAGGTGAATCTGGGGGAACAAGGGGAGATTTTTTTATGTTATCGGATGATTACGAATTGAGGTGTCCATACTGTGGCGGAGAATTAGAACTTGTCAGAAAAGTTTGTAAATACGTTAGTGTTAAACGAAAGAAATAAAAATAAAGAGAGGAGGATAATTTTATGTGTGAGATCAAAGAGTTAGAAAGAGACGAATTTGCAGATTCTATGCATGAGGAGGAGCGTAAAATGGAAGAGCAAATTTATAAGGTTAGTGAGGAAACTATTGTTGATGGTGAATGGCTTGAGAACGAAATAGAAGAGGATGTTCTCTCGGATGAGGAAGAAATTAATGAGGAGAAATCAGAGGAAGAAAAAGCAGAAGTTAAAGAGGAAAAGAAGCCAGGGAGAATACTTTTGAGCCAGGCGAGCCTTGAAGTCGTTGCCTTTGCCTCTAAAGAAGAGAATAGATATAGCCTAAATACCCTCCATGTCACAGATAAGTATGTTGAGGCGACAGAGGGGCATATTCTCTTGAGGCTTTATCATGAAGGAGCCGACCACGAAGAATTCCCTGAAACTCCTGGGCAGGATTTTCAAAATGGCCTGAATTGTATTCTGCCTGCGAATGATGTAAAGAAGGTGGTTATTCCTAAGAAGGTTAGCCTACCAATTCTGAAAAATGCTTGTTTAACACAGGAAAATGGAGCGATCCTTGTTTCATCGACAGATTTATCAAGTATGCAAACAATTAAAATAAGACCAGTGGATACAGAATACCCCGAAACTGAACAGTTTTTGAAAGAGCCTGAAGGAGGAATAACTTTTGCCGTAGATGCGAAACTTTTAAAGATACTTACTGATTACCTGAATAAGGTTGAGAAAGAAAGCCAAGCGGTAAAGATTGTTTTTAATGTAGCTGACCCATCTTCACCGATTAGATTTTCATTCGAGCTGTCTAACGGACAGAGAGGAGAAGGGGCTTTGATGCCGATGAGGGTGTAAATTTTAATATTCGATTTATAGCAGATTGGAAATCAAAGCGATTTTTATTATTGACAGAATCATTTTTTGTTTTGTATAAATTAAATTTAATAAAATAAAATTCCTTAAAAAGGGGTAGCAAATGCTCAAAAATAATCCCTCAAAAATAAGTCAGATTTTTTCGGCTTCAGATGTGAAACACGGCCTATCTCTTTTCACGGATAGAGAGATTAGAGCTGTGGAGGCCATGATTATAGAACGGGATGGAAAATTTCATATCAAATGCCAGATCAAAGATAGATACAAAGTGGCAAAACCTGAAGAAATCGTGAGGCAACTTTGGGTTTATAGATTATTGAATGAATATAACTATCCGAAAGAAAGGATAGATGTTGAAAGAGTGGTTTATTTTGGCTCAAGAGATTCTGGTTTAGCAGATGTGGTTGTCCTTCAAGAAGACCTGAGCCATCCATACATAATCTTTGAAGTAAAAAGGCCTCAAAGAACCGCAGGGTTAGAACAATTAAAGAGTTATTGTAATGCTGAAGGAGCTCCGATTGGTGTCTGGTCTAATGGAAATGAAATGATAAGGCTACACCGAGAAGAACCTAATATTTTCGTAGAAATTCCGAGAATACCAAAAGTTACAGAGACACTAAGAGACATTTTAATTGAAAGATGGACACTTAGATGGCTTGAAGAGCATGATGAATTAAAGCAAGGTAAGACAACACTTAAAAAGATATTGTTGGACTTAGAGGAGCTTGTTTTAGGCAATGCAGGAGTGGATCCATTTGAGGAAATTTTTAAGTTAATCTACGCCAAACTCTTCGATGAATGGAGAGGGATTAACGACTCATCTTATCAGTTAGAATTCTTCGTTGGAGACAGAAGCCCAGAACAGGTAAAAAGAGCAATATCTAATCTTTTAGAAGGAGCAAAGAGAGAATGGCAGGGGGTCTTTGAGCCAACAGATAAAATTGAATTGAGAAACGACCATTTAAAAGTTTGCGTATCTTTCTTAGAAAAAATAAAGTTATTCAATTCCAATCTGCGCATCATAGATGAGGCTTTTGAATATCTAATACCACAAGTTTCCAAAAAGAAAGAAGGGCAGTTTTTTACTCCCCGACCTGTAGAAGATATGGTCGTTAAAACGCTCAACCCTAAAGCCAGCGAATTTGTTATCGACCCCGCCTGTGGATCTGCTGGATTTCTTTTACATTCTGTAATGTGGGTTGCAGGCGGAATGATTAGCGGAAAACCTCTACCTGAAAGTGCAAGAAACTTTGCTCAAACGAAGATTTACGGAATTGATTTTGCCAAAAAAGCTGTAAAGATAGCCAAAGCAATTAACCTTATTGTAGGGGATGGCAAATCTCATGTCTATAAAGATAACTCATTAGCACCTCATACATGGGAAGATGAAACAAAATCAGGTTTAAGAAGCAGGCTTTTAAGATTCCCTGATAATCCTGAAATAGATAGAGAAAATCAAAGTAAGTTCCTATTCTTTGATTTTGATGTCTTAATGACCAATCCACCATTCGCTGGGACAGTAAAGGAAAGGGATATTTTAAGACTCTATAACTTGGCTGAGAGAAACGGAAGATGGATAAACAAAATTGGCAGGCATATTCTCTTTTTAGAGCGTTCCCTCCAATTTATAAGACCCGGCGGAAGAATGGCTATTGTCTTGCCACAAGGGCTACTAAACAATACAAATGCTGAATATATCCGCAGATTTGTTATTGATGAGGCACGGATTTTAGCAGTAGTAGGCTTGCACGGCAACACTTTCAAGCCACACACAGGAACAAAAACAAGCGTTTTGTTCTTACAGAAATATACGGATGAGGAGAAAGAAAAAATCCAACAAATAAGGCTAAAGTATGAAAGCGAATGGGAAGAATTTTTTAAAAGCTTAAAAGAAAAATATCAAAAATTGACTTGGAATAGTTCTTTAGATGAAGAAGAAATACCGGAAGAATTGAGGTCTTTCTTGGAAGCTTATTTTGAAAGTAGAGAAGAGGTTGAGGAATTACCAGTAGAAGAAACTGGGGTTGAAGAAACAGAAGAGACAGAAAAAGAGAACACAGAGAAGAAAGGGAAAAAAGAAATTAAAATTACACTAAAAGATTTGATAGAAGAGCTTAATAGAATTAAAGAGACAGTGGAAGAAAAAAATAATCTACTGAATGCTTTATCAGATAGACAAGAAATCAAGCAACTTAAAAAAGAATTAAGAGCATTGGAAAGATTAGAAAAAAAGACTATAAAGGAAATTTCTCAAAGAACATTAGCAGGACAGATAAGTTTAGTTTTAAATGATGAAAAGATAACAGAAGCTTTTAAGAAATACTGGCTTGATGGAAAAGTAATGCAAAAAATGGATTATCCGATTTTCTTTGCTGTCAATGAAAAGCCAGTAAAGGATGAAAGCGGCGAGTATAGATACAAGAAAGCACCAAACGGCGATCTGGTAATGGATGAACACGGGCATCCAGTAATTGACCATGATTTAGACGAGATAGCAGAGGCTTTCATTAAGTTTGCCAAAGGACAAGGCTTTGATTTTTGGAGAGGATAAGATGGCTGTATTTAGCGTTATAAAATTATCAGAACTTGAAGGGGCAAAAAGGATTGATGCCGAGTATTATAAGCCGGAGTGTTTAGAAGCTAAACAACTATTATTCAAAACCAATTCTATTCCTTTTAAAAACTTAGTAAAGGAAATTATCCATCCTAAAGAAATTAAAAGAGAATATGAAGAAGAGAAACAAGATTATTTGTTCCTACTTGCCCAAAATGCGAGACCGCTAATGCTTGATTTATCAGAAAGAAAATATATCTCAGAAGAAAAAGCAAAGCAAATGCCTAAAAATTTGTTAGAAAAAGGGGATATTGTACTTGTGAGATCAGGAAACGTAGGTGATTTAACCGTTTATACAGGCGAACCTAATAAATGTATCGCTTCTGCCGATTTATTAGTGGCTAAGGTTAGTTTTAGACATCCTTATTATATCGGAGTTTTTTTAAATACATTTTTGGGAAGTAAATTTTTATTAAGAGGCATTTATAGTGGATTACAACCTCATATAGCACCAACTTATATAAAACAAATACCAATTCCAATTTTTTCTGAAGATTTGATGACAAATATTGATAATTTATTTTTACAAGCACAAGATTTGTTAAAACAAAGTCAAAATTTTTACTCACAAGCCGAAGACCTCCTTTTAGAAGAACTCGGACTTAAAGACTTCAAGCCAAAGTATGAAAAAACATATACCGCTAAACTTTCTGATGCCTTCTCTGCTCATAGAATAGATGCGGAATATTTTCAGCCTGCGTATGAGGAAGTGATTGAGAAATTAAGAGAAAATAATATAGAATTGAAACCGCTCAGAACATTTATTTTGCGCATTCAAAAAGGAATAGAAATCGGAAGCGAGAATTACCAAGATGAAGGGAAGGCATTTATTAGAGTAAGTAATCTTTCTATAAACGGATTTACTGATAGAGATCAAAAATATCTAAGTGAAGAATTATACCAGCAATTAAGAGAAACTTATGAACCCAAGCAAGGCGATTTTCTTTTAACAAAGGATGCAACCCCTGGGATTGCTTATGTTGTAAAAGAACAAATAGAAGGGGTAATCTCAAGCGGTATCTTAAGATTGCAAATAAACGAGAACGAAATAAATAATGAGTATCTTGCCTTGTGTATAAATTCCCTTATTGGAAAAATGCAGATAGAAAGGGATGGCGGAGGTTCTGTTATAATTCATTGGAAACCAGAGCAAGTAAAAAGATTAACTATCCCCATCCTCCCCCTTTCAACCCAGCAAAAAATCGCCTCATTAGTTCAGCAATCCCATGAGGCAAGAAGGAAGGCAAAAGAATTATTGGAAGTAGCAAAAAGAGCGGTAGAGATTGCTATTGAGAAGAATGAAAAAGAAGCATTGGAATATATTTATAAATTTAAAGGAGATTTTTAA